GAGTTCAGACGTGTGCTCTTCCGATCTGGACATGGGTTCCCGGCACAAGAGACAACTCTGTTTGCCAGGCCGATTCTAGGGAATCGGCAAGCTCGAAAGTTGTGCCGGCCTCGATGGCAAATGTTGAGCCGTCAAGGAACCGAATCTCCTCGCCGGAAGGAACCTCGATACCATCAGGCGTGGAGGTGACTTGCGCTTGGGCGATGCCCGCAAGGAATAATAGGATTATGAGGAGGTTTTTCATTCAATCTCAGGTTCGGGAAGTAGGGCTTGAAGTTGCTCGGGTGTGAGGATTCCCGCGCCTTCGATCTCGCCGGCAAGCACCGCATCGTATGCCGCCTGGCTCCAGCACATGGTGACGGCGAAGCGGCCATCGGTCAGTTTGACTGGCGAGCATGTTCCAGCGCGTTCCTCTGGCCGAAATCCGGTTATCGCCTCAATGGCATCTGCCACTTCCGCTGTGATCGCCAGCCGTGCGCCGCAGACGTGATCCGGTCGCGAGGCGTCGTTGCGCCAGCCGCCGAGAGCGCGGAATGTTTCGGCACCGTCGTGCGTGTCGACGCCGTAGGTTACGCGAATGGCTTCTGCCTGCGCCAGGAGCGCGGCGGTGAAGGCGATGGTGTGAGGTTCAGAGGTGCAGTTCATGGCAATGTTAAGCCCACACCTAACGTCTGCTTGTACATCAAACGTACGGCTTCGGCTTGGTGATCGGTCAATGACAAGGAGAGCGCCGCCTGAAATGCTACTCTCGCAGTAGCGGACGTCATGGCGGTGGTCATTACCGATGGGCTCATGTCCAGATTGCTTCCCCCAGAGCGGCAGATAATAACAGATGGCCACGTCGCGGCCACATTGCGAGCGGAGGCCCACACTCCACCATTGACGCTTGTTTCTGGTGTCCAGCCTATCGGCGGCGCATTACTATTAGCATCGCGGCAATTAAGCTGCCATCCAATTCCAGCAGCCCGACGCAACTGAACCACAGTATCGTCCGCAGTGTTCTGAAGCAGGTACGATTGATTGCTGGATACGGCTTCGCTCACAACCACGGCGGAATATGCTGCGATCGAAATGGCTTCAGCGGTAAACGTCTGAGACGTCCCTAGCGAAATATAGTCAGCACTCCATGTCGGTCCATTAACCAGCGTCGCATTATCCCCCAGCCCCCCAAACGAGGCCACCGTCGTCGTCCCAGCATTCCGCCCCTGCTGCGCACTCCGCATCGGCCAGCAGACAAACTGACTCCACGGCACGATCTGCTTGATCCCCCGCGCAAAATCGCTCAACTGCCGCCGAGCCACCGGATCGGTCACCCGGTTTTCATCGCAGAATAACCGGGCATCCGGGTCAAGCGAGTTCAGCAGGATGCGCGAGCTTGATCTCATCAGAGCAACGATGCGTTCAAACGGACTTCATAAATCTCCCCGCTGGTCGGCGTGTAAGCCCCCACCGTCTCCAGCACACCAAAGAGCGAGGTTCCAACCAGCTTCAGCGTCCGCGCCAGATTCGTCGCCTGCGCGTAGAGATGCGCCCCACGCACCGCGATCGAAGGGATCTCGATCGAGCCCAGGTATTTCCCCCGGTCGGCCCAAGCCGTGGTAAAGGCTGCATTGTCCAAGATCGCCGTTGGCTCCTCCCCATAGAGATGCAAGCGATAGGTGCTCATCCCCGAGATTACCGCCGTCTCATCATTGAAGAGCAGCACCTCATTGAGCAACAAGGCAGCCGCTTCCGGGAACCCCGTGAACTCGTGGATTGCGCTGCCCGCATTCGCCGGAGTGCCCGAGTCCGCCACCCCGATCGCATCGCCAGCCGTATAACCGCTGGTATTGGTGGGCCGGGTGATGGTGACGGCTTGGGAGTAAGACAGCGCCGACACCGGCTGGATAATTCTACTCTGTTGGATTTTCATGCGTCGTCATTCAGGAATTGTTGGACGACATCAAAATTCACGTCGTCAGCATTTTTGATTTCAATAGCGATCCCCCGCTTTCCTCCGCTTTCGACTTCGGAAATGCGGGCGAAATCGCCGAGCAGTAATGGTAGAGGTTCCGCACCGGTATGATTGGCTCGAGCTTTGGCTGTAGTGTCGGCCGCCGCCTGAGCAGTCGACACCGGCTTGTCAGCATCGGACGTGTTATCCACGTTGCCGAGGCCGATGGCCGTTGGGGTCAACTCGTCATCCGCCCCGGCCGCATGCGACGCGGCATGATCGGATGGAGTGAAGGCCGACGGTTTCCCGGTCACATTCGACCAGGCTACCGTCGACGATCCGGCGCCGGCTTCAGCCGCAGGAACTCGTCCGTTCAGCGACATTAGCTCAGATTGACGGCAGGTTGTGCGGAAGCGCCACCGATACCCACGATGCGCCAACCCGCGGTTGTCCATTCCAGATCGACGAAATCGCCAGCATCAGCCAGCACGATCGAAGCAAACCCGCTGGCAGTCGCCGGGGTGAGCGTGCCGTCGCCGCCTCCGTCCGTCACCAGATTAATGGAAAGCCGCTGGCCGAGATAGGCGCCATTCGCCAGGGTCAACGCCTCTCCATCCGCTCCGGTCGTCTTGTTGACGGAGCGATGAGTGATTGGGATGGCGAGGATGTCGGCAGCCACCGCCGTGGCCGTATAGGTGATGGGATGCAGAATCGCGAGGATCTGCGCGAGGGTCGCCGGTAGCGTGCCCAGCAGCCCATTCTTGCCATAAACATCGACAGAGCCGTCGAGCTGGGCGCGCAAATGGATGTGGCTGGGATGCACCGCTGGAGCGGTGCTCGTATTTTCCTTGAGGATGAGTTCGGATGTCATGGCGTTAGCGTATCGTGGTTGTGGGTTTGTCGAAAGAAAATTAGCAAGATCCAGCCGCCAAGCCTCCGGTCAGTTTAATCGTGAACGCAATCTGCATTCCGATGTCTTCATACGAGACTTGATTTTGGGCGACGGCCTTTACCGTCGAGGTTCGCGTGTAACCCTGCTGAGTGCGCGTCGTGGTTTGAGTGGAAGGATTCTCAACGCTCTCCGTCCGATTTGTAACGGCCGCGCGCACCTGACGATCGGTATGCGCCTTGCGGGTCTGCGTTGTTTTGCCGGAACTTGATCGAGTAGACGCATTGCCGCGCTGACTGTTGACTTGAGTCTGGCCGGTGGATTCTGATGAGCTTTGTCGCTCAGAACTGACCACCTGGCGGGTGACTGTTGCGCGATCCGTTTCGACCCTGGTTTCGGTTTTGTTGGCCATTATTCGTCAAAAGTGTTGGTAGTGGTCACGACGTCGCCGCCCTCGTTGGCGGTCTCCACATCTTGATTCTGGGTTTGCTCTTCTGTCTGATTTTGCTCCTGCGACGTGATGGAGTTTTCGTTGACGTTTGCGTTTTCATTCGCGTTTTGCGACTCCGACGACTCGGTCACAGCGTCACCGCGATAGTCGTAGGTGGTCGCCTCACCGGCATGCTCTGTGCTGACGCTGGTGCGAGCCCCTTGGGAAACCTGTGATGTGTCGACGATGTTTGGCGAAACCTCCACCGTCTCCTGATCGCCATCAGGAGATGAGGTAACCGTGCGCACCACCGCATTTTGACTGCGCACCACGGTGACCTGGAATTGCACCTCGGTCGGTAATGCCGCCGCAATCCCCTGCTCGGTGATCGCATCCGATACGCCCTGGCGAATCCTTGCCAGAGTCTCCGTGATGAATGCGTCGAGTTCGTCGATTGGAACGATCATATATTACCATCCTGCAGGGGTATAGATTCGACCTTGGGCCGCATCAGGTTTGCGAGGCATCATTTCCAGCATCATTCGCGCGGATTGCGCTTTTTGTTGGGTGACCGATCTGGCGCTATCCTCAGACCAGAGTTCAGAATCGAGCATGCGTTGCAGGGCCAGCGGAACGAGTATCGCCGCGAAATGCCGATCCGGCCCGGGCAGAGATACCGGAGCCAACACTGAAGAGACAGCCAGCGAGACCGGTGCCACAATGGCGTCAAGCCGAATCCGGATGGCCGTGCTCGGCATTGGGTCGACCCGAAGATACTGCGCGATGGTGGCCCCGGCCGCCATGCCCACATCCTCCGTCCAATACCAAAGCGGGCTTCCGATGGTGCGAAAATCGGGATGCCGATAGCGATCGTTGTCCCGCCGGTCCCAATACTGCAGCACCTCTTCAGTCTCGATCACGCGAGGCTCAGAGGTGATGCGCTCCAGGGATAGCCCGATCTGGATGGCATCGGAGTAGATGGTGGCGCTCACCGTGCCGGACGGGCCGGTGTAGACATCGAGGAATTCCGTCACACCCACGATTTCGTTGTCGGCGGTATCCGTGCCGACCCTCACCGTTCGGCCAATGTCTTCCGTGGTGACAGAGCCGGAGACCACCGAGAACGATTCGGAACCCTCGGTGACAGACAGAGAGACAGTCCGCGGTGCTGGCTGGTATCCCGAAAAAGTCGTGTTTTTGAGCCGGCTCGGCAGGAGCGACCAATACTCAGTGATCGCCGCGTTCATGGCGTCCACCACTTCGAGCAGATCGTTGCCGGCCAGCAATGAAGGATCCTTTACCTTCAGCCGTCGGCAGACACGATGGGCGAGTTGTACGCTATTCATCGTTCATCCGCCTCCTTCGGCAGTGGGTCGACAACGCCAAGCTCGGCCAGCGCCTCGGCGTAATCCTGTTTGATGTGTTCGCGCGCCTCAGGTGTGGCGAAATACCGGCTTCGCATGGCCTGGTATCGGCAGAGAGGCAGCAAGATCAGCTCGACGTAGCGGTGCGGGATTTGCAATGGCCGATCGGTCTGGACGTCCTCCCATTCGTAACGTCGCGGCTCGACCGAGACGTCCAGCAGGACAGACACCCCTGGATCCGGGACCGGCACCAGATACAGCCGGGTCAGCACGTTATCCGGTCGGCTCTGGTTGGTGCGTTCGATGTAGTAGGCCTCCGGCGTGCCTTGCGCCACTGCATTCGCCGCCTGCCCAAGAAACAGGTAACCGTATTGATCCAGCTGGGATCGGGAAGATAGCGCAATGAGCGGGATCAACGAACCGTCCAGCCTGGCCGGGCCTAATGCGTTTTGGACATCGCTTTCCAGCTCGACGTAAGCTTCGCCTGCATCAAATGCATAGGTGCGTGTGACGCGGGAAAAATAGTCATCTTCACGAAATCGAGCCCATACCTTCTGCATGGCCCAATTCAGAATGTTAACCGCCTGCAGTTTTGCATTCTCCAGCGAGCATGCCCCGCGCTCAAGACCCCAGAGATGAAAGATTTCCTGAATGACATCGTTCGCGCCCAGCCCCTCGCCGAGCAAGTCGCCCACGGCTGCAGCGGATGCCGAAAACAGCGCGGATCCCTGGCCCGCAAACGTGATGGTTTCTTCTGCATCGACGGATGCCGACACATCGATAGCCCCGCCGCCCGGATGCACGATGCCACCCAAGGCCGAAACCGCGGCGGATCCCGAGATGCTGGTCAACCCCCGATAAATCAGCGCCCCGGTGCCGCTGATGGTGGCAGATGCATTCAAAGCGGCCGATGCCGGCCCTTTGATCCCGCCCACCGCCGCCACCGCGGCCGCAGCACTCAAGGCGCCCGCTCCCTGCATCGACATCGTCGCAGCAGGGGACACCGCGGCATTGGCATTCAAAGCCCCAGCCCCGGCAATGGTTACACTGCCGGCAGCCATTGAGACAGTTGCCGTTGCCTCGATGTCTGCGGTGCCTTGGTGCGTCGGCATTACGCAAACGTGATGGTGAGAGCCCCGATAGCGAACTGGAAGGTATCGCCGTTCAGCACGGTGCGAGAGGCAGTCAAAGCGCCCCAGTAAAGCATGTTGCCGCCGGATGCCGCGTCGAAGATCGCAAAATGCGTAACGGTCCCCCAGTCCCCCGTGGCGGTTGTGAAGGTAATGGCCGTCCCGTTCGACTTGACGCCAGTGCCAGAAGTGGCACCCGGCCAGTTCGTGGAGTTGTTGGTGACCGATGCTCGAGCATATGAGCCGCCCGTTGCTTCGGTGCCGCCACCGCTATCCGATGGGGCCGCAGTGAAAAGGGCAACATAGACCGTGCCCGGCCGGGTGTAATCACCCCCGCCAAGCACATGATCGTTGAGCGCCTTTTCGAGATAGTCAGACATTGCAGACATGTGATGTTAGCCTTTCAGGTTGGAGAGAAAATTTTGGAGTGGTCCCTCAGACTCGACCGCGCCCACCAATGCCGGCTCTTCAGCTTTTTCGAAGACTTCCGGTTTGAGGATTTCGGCCTCTACCTTGGGTTGCTTTGCTTTGGGCTTGGGCTTGGGTTTCGCTGGGGCTGGAGCGTCGACTTCGAGCAACACCACATGCACCCCAAGGGCTACGTTGGTTTGGCGTCGCTGCCATTCCGATGCCGCATTGACGGCCTCGACCAACTGTTTCAGCGAGGTGCAGGTTTCTCCGCGCCAGACATGCGCGCGCAGGCTGTCGACTCGACGCCATTGCTCGATGCAGATCGGAGCATACCGACCGACTCCAGTGAGGGTGACGATGGCTTTCATAAAGGATTCGCCCCGGAGCCATGGAAGACTCCGGGGCGAAAAGGTTAGCTTACGACGTAGCTCGGGATTTTCAGCCCGGCATATTCGATTGCGTGACGGAGCCGGATGGCACCAGGCACACGATCCAGACGATCCTTGCGGAGCGCCTGGCCGAAGACGGACGTGATGAAGATGTCCTTCACGAATCCGCCTTCATGCGACTCTTCCGAGCGACGATTGCGGAATTTGCCGTATCCGCGTCGTGCCGCCATCCGACCCAGCATGACAGAATCGGCGAAAGGAACGCCGTTCTTCGTGCAGGGGATGATGAGCGACCCGATTGGATGGGTCTTGGTGTGTTTTCCGGACCAGATACCGGTGTTCCAGGTCACCCCGCCCAGAGTGGTCACGCCGGCACCGGTTTCGGTGTCGTTGAGACGCTGAGTGATGGTGATCTTGTTGCCGTTGTTGCCCGTGGTATAGGCATACATGTTCATCTTGCCAGCATCCGCGCCGGTCATGTTGTAGATGAGCAGGTAATGGGTGTCACCATCTTGAGAGAGGGTGTCGCTGGGGCCGAACTTGTAGGCGTAGTTCGGGAAGTACTTGAAATACTTCTTCTTGGTCTTCGCCGCCGCAGTGGCGTTGCCGCCACCGAGGATGTCGAAGGTGCCAGTGCCGGCCACGATCGCACCGCCGAGGAACGCTTTCGGATTCCAAGGCGAACCAACCGCACCTTCCCCGTCGTGATCGATAGGGTTGTATTTGACGATGCAGTTGTTGCGCACGTCGGCGAACTCATCGGTGAAGATGTAGTTCAGCCCCTCACCGCGCTTGCCGCCTTCAAGCAGGTATTGCTTGTAAGTCGGGTCGCTCTCAAGAGAGAAGAGCGAATCGGTCACGCCGATGACACAGCGCTTGCGCACTGCCTTGCGACCCATCGCCGCGACGCGGCCGGCCAACATGCCGACACGCTGCCCCTGCACGCCCATGGACAGGATTTCATCCCAGTTGAGCACCTCGTGGCTCTGCAGATCATCCAGCCCGGAGGCTTCGCCAGCATAGACGATGTTGTCGGTTGGCAGCCGCTCCTTGAAAAGCATGAAGAGCCGTTCGGATTTGATCCGGCCCAGCCACTCGCCGAGTTGCATCGGGATCTGTGCGACGAGTTCGCCGCGCATACCCATTTTCTCCTCGGAACGCTCGGTGAAACGCACTGCGTGACGAAGCCAGTCGACCTCAAGCGAATTGCTGCCGAGAAGAATTTCCTCGAAGTCATCCGACGAATCGAAAAGCTCCTCACCTTCATGCGGCTCATCATAGAGACCGCTGCCGGTGGTGAAGTTGATTTTCTGCCCGCGACCCTTGGACGTGTCCGTCTTGGTCTGGACGATGGAATCCATTCCCATGCCCTCGAATGGGGCAAAGAAATCGTTGTTGTGCTCGAAGAGGTCGACCCCCTTCTGCCAAAGCTCGCGCACGGCATTGGGTGCCAACGCTGCGAGAGAATCCCCGGTGTTTGGGGAAGTAAGTTCCCAACTCATTTGGTTGTCCTCCTATGGTTGAGGACAGCCGGTAGGGAGAGGTGCCTACGAGACGAGCGATTCGACTACCGCCAGGTAGTCTTCCTCAGTCTTGATGTCGGCGATCCGCTTTCCACCCAACTGTCCTGATTGCTGTTGGGTTGTGCGAGCTGCCCCGCTCGCGATTTGCGGTTTTGCAGGAGGACGTTTGGCGGCCGGCGTTGCGGGCTTCGTGGCTTTTGCGGCGGTCCTTGGGGCAATCCCCAATTCCCGTGCTGCCATTTGAGCCAACTTCAGCGGCTTTTCGGGCGAATAAAAAAGGTCATCGCCGTTCTCTTTTAGAGCGGCATCGATCTCGTGCATCTTTTGCACGAGGGGAGAATCTTTCTGCGTGACATCGGGATAAAGCTCGACGGTTCGAGCCTTCGCGGATTCGAATTCCTCAAGCCGAGCCTGTTGCGCTTCCGCCTCTTTTGAGGTGGTAGAAACCTTCAGCTCGGCAATGTGCTCCCGGAGGTCTTCGATCTTGTCGTCGAGTTCAGCCACTTTCTCGAAGTCCATTTCCTTCGAGAGCGCTTCACGCCGCTCTTCGCGCATCTGCTTGAGCAGAGCCGTTGCATCTTCGACCGTGGAGGGCAATCCGTTTGCGGATCCTTCCTCCTCCGAGGTTTCCTTCTCGGGATTCAGGATTTGCTCGGCCTGAGCCAGAGCCTCCTTGAGCGGCATCGGCTTGCCGGCCTTGACGGCCCGCTTGCGGATGTCGAACGCGAGTTCTTCGACCTCGTTTTCCGGTCGGAAGCGATACTGCGGCGGTTTGGACTTGGGTTCATCCTCCTCGCCTTCGGCGGAATCATCGGCCTCGCCTGATTCTTCCTCCTCCTGCTCGGACTCTTCAGCCTGTTCTTCGGATTCCTCGGAAGCTTCCTCCGAGGCGTCGCCTTCGGATTCTTCTTCGGATTCGTCGCTCAGATCGGCTTCTGAGGTGTCTTCGTCCGCGATTTGCTGCAGCGCCTCGACTTCAGCCATGAAAGATTCAATGTCGCCATTGCCTCCATGCGTTTGTTCGTCAGCCGGATTGGGATCCGCTGCCGCCGTTTCCGAGGATTGGGCTTCTGCCTCAAGGTCACTCATTGATAGCATCAATGCGTTCTCGTTGCGTGGTTGTCAACCCTGAAAGCCGTGGTATCATCGCCGGCATGAGCGGATTGATCCCAGGCGCGGACTTCGATAATCCCTTCCCACCACCCGAAGACCTGACCACCACCCAGGACGCCATCCGCCGCTCTTCAGCCGATGCCGGCCATCTGGCGAAGCGGTTGCGGGATATGCTCGCCTCATACTCCGAGGAGCAGGTCGTGATCGGGGGAAAGACTTACACAATCCTCGCTCAGGACGACGGGGGCGCACTGCAATACGATCACCCCTGGCAGGTGCAAATCGTGCCGGTCACCACCGGAGGGTCGACCAAATATGAAATCCGGGTCAATCCAGATAGTCGATTGTATAAATGGGACGGCACCGAATACACGGTCACAATCAACGATCCAGTAAAGGACGACGCCGAGGATGGGGACATTGTGTTCATTAAAGGTCTGTTTGAGGATGGCGTTCTGGATACGTTTAGCGTTTCCGCTGATCCTGACGAACTGGATCTTTCGCAAGCGTTTTGGGCTGAGAATTCTCGAGCCGAGAAAGAAGGTGCTACTGGTAGTGGGGAGGGGTATGAGCCCGGAGATCAAACGCTATTTCGATTCCCGCTGGCGCGCATCACTGGATCTTCTGGCGATTTCACCATCGAACATTTTGTCCAAAATGATCTAATGATGCAGGTTTTTCTGTATCAAGGGTTTCCCCTCCAATTTCCAGGCACGTTCTAAATGAAGTCCAGTCATCGCGCGATTCAAAAAGCCAATCTAGGTGGTGCCCGAATCTTCCTTGAAGAGGATGATATTTTTTACCGCACCACGACAGGTCAGCACATCACCGTCGGTCCGGCCTCTTACGATCAAGACCCGGAAGACACAGTGCACGATCCTTATGATGAGGATGAGGACAGAACCTTTGATGACGCAACCGACCCTCATGCGTTTGTTCCGGTCAGCACAATATTTTATTGGCTTTATCGAGCTAAAGAAATCCGGCTTCGGATCCGCAAAGAGTTTTCCGAAGAGACAGATTCGGCAGAGCTTATTGTGGACGAAGAGGCTGAAGGAAATCCATTTAGCTGGGGCAGCATCAACGATCCCACCCTCGCCCCTCTTGCTGACGTCAATGAAGGCCAAGAATCAATCGATAGCGATTGGGTGACTTTGAAGCGCGTTTACACCAACGATGGAACTGCAGATGATTATCCAGACTTGGCATTAAACGGAAGAAGAAACATGGTCTGGAAAGTGCCGGAATCCGCCTTTCAACATGGCGCCGGTTCATTTATGGTTCATCCGCAACCCGATTGGGATTCCAGCAACGCTGTTGACGATCCCGATAATTGGAAAAGAGAACTCATCGTTTCTATTAGCACAAGCGGGTCTCTTGTATTTCGCATTTACAACACAAATTACAAAGAAAAAGACTCTAATGAGGAAGTGAAGATTGCGGAGTTTGATGATGTTGGGATGAAGCCGCTGGGAACCTTTGCAATCGATTCCTCGGATCTTGACTCTCCCCCTTCTTTGAATCGCAGGGTTTTGTTTGTCCCAAACAAAGCGGAATACGACGAAGAGGATGCAGCGGTCAGCGATTTGACCGATTTTTGGGGGGCGCAGGTGACGAGCAGGCCGTCTGGATACACTTACGCAACGGACGAAGCCATCGAGGGGTGGCACACAGCCTCATTTAATAAAAGTTTTTCAAAAGAATACTACCCAAAATTTGAATGGAATGCCGGGTATTATTGCGCCGGGTTTGCAACCACTGATTTTAACTGCACTGTGAGCGGGCCTGTTGATGGCATTACATCCACGGACACGCTGCCGTTTGATGGCGGGTTTTTATATAATTACGAACTTGCCGAGGCTTCAGTAAAATCATACTTCAAAGCAACTCGCACTTACACCCAAATCGATATTGAGGTGCTTGAAGAATTCTAATCCCGGCTCGCCAAAATCCCTTCCAATTCCTGAAGTTTGGTCGGCTTCCCACAATCAATGGCAAACTTCAGCGCTTCGCGCCGACAGAGTAACCGCTGATATTCATCGAAAGTAGAAACCCCGCGCAAAATCTCCTCGGCGATCCTGGCTCGCTCTTTCTCCAGTATGTCGAGGTAGCGGCTAAACGCCTCGCGCGATTCACCCTGCAGTTCGCGAAGTCCCTTTATGTCTGCGAGAATTTGATCGATGGGAGTGTTTGTCGACATAAGCTTGGAGCGATTCGCGCGCCTGTTCCGCGAGTTCGAGACTGTCAAAAGTAAATCGGCGGATGGGTAGCGGCTCCCCGCGTTCCAACCGGAAGCCGGCAGGGTTGAAGGATTCATCCGGAATCCCCTCCTCGCCGACATAAAGCACCCACTGCGGGCGAACGATTATCTTCATAACAACACCTCCGATTTACCTGGGGCCAATGGCGCTGCAGCATCGGCGGGAGGGGCGCCGCTCGCCCCGGCAGGAGGTGCCTGGATGGGCATCGGCACGACCAATTCATCTGGATTCGGAATGTGCATCGCTTTCAGCTGATTGCGGTAGAGAGGAGCAACCACTTCCTGAATCTGCGGTAGCAGAGAGTAAAACCGCTCGACCAGATCGACCGCCGCGCTGTTCGACTGAAGCAGTTGCTCATTTCGAAAGCGGGTCATGAGCAGTTCGATGTCGAACTCCATGTCAGACACGGAATTCGCATCGATCTCCATCAGGATTTGATTATCCCCTTCGAAAATGGAGAAGGTCTCGCGCTCCTGAATATTTGCCAACAAGACCATGAGCGCCCGTTTCGCCGCCGATCCAAGCCCGCGCTTCAGATCCGTCAGAAAGAGGGAAAACATCTCCTGGCCACTGTTCTCCATGTTGCGGATGCCGGTGGCCAATTCCGACGAATCCAGGCCAGCCGTTTGCGCATCGTTGGTATTTGCGACACCCGATTCGTTCATCAAGACCTGCATGAAGAACTCCATCATCTCGCGCACCATCTTGTATTCGACGCTGTAGAGTTCTTTCGTCTGAATGAAATCCTCGATCGTTTTGCCGGAAACCAACGTGAACGTGCCGCCGGCATTCATCTTCAGGTCACGCATGCGCTCGCCCTCGACCACGGCATCCCATTGCACGGTGGTGACCCGGCCTGACTCGCCCATCGATCGGTTCCACCGATTTATCATCAAATCGATGATGTCCTGCAGGGTCTCATACATCTCCATGGCGCCCAGACCGTGCCAACGTTTTTCGACCTTATTGACCCGCACGACGTCGAAAGGCCGTTGCCCGTCGGGCGTCATATTGGCCGCGAAATCGTAGTAAATCGGCAGCCCGGATTTCCGGTCCATCACCAACATGATGTTTTCGAGGATTCCATCGCCGTTGGCATCGTATCGCAGCCAGAATTCCGCGATCTCTGCCATCGTGCCGGGCGCGGTGATCTGCGAGTTCTGCGCTCCTTCGCCTTCGTCCAGCTCGACGCGCGGCTCATGTTGCGCGGTGCTGTATTCATCACCTTGTTCGGACAACGTTCGAAGCAATCGGATGGCTGCCGCTGTTTGTTCGATGTCTTCTTCGCCGGTCTGCGGATCCTCGCCCATCAAGCCCTGGCGCCGATATTGGTCGACCAGTTGAGCCACCGGCATATCCATCAGATGCACGATGCAATCCGCGGATTGGACGTCCTCGGCATTCAGCGGGCAGAGAAAATCGCGATAATAGACGAGAGATTCCTCCGGTCCTTGATATTGGACGATGCGCCGCTTCACAATATCGCTCGCCCATTGGCCCGCGTATTCCACCTCATCACGCATGACGACCAATCCGTCTTCCAACGTTTCGGCCAGGACGGTCTTGTGATCTTTCTTCAAATGCACGAAAGGCTCATCGTCGGACCCCACGCTTTCCACCCACCGATCGGACTGCAGGATGTAATCGCCCGATGAATCAAGGATGGGGTTTCCTTCGCCGTCCTGCAGGAAAGTCGCCATCTCCGAATAGATGTCGTCGCGCGTCACGTAGACCGTTTTGATGATGCCTTCCCCGCGGACGAACGCAGAGACCACGGCGGATTCTTTCACGCTCAGCACGTCAGCCTCGAGGAACTTCACTTTGGCGTATTTCTCGACCTTGTCGGCTGTCTCACGGTCGCCTTCGCCGACAGGGAAGGCCGCCATCCAGGGATCCGTGCCGAAAAAGTAGTTGATGGCCCTGGCAATCATCTGTCGCACCACGCGCCGCACGATCGGCACGACCAGATTCGAAACTTGGAAGATGCCGCCCTTGATCCATTTCCGCCACTCGACCTTGTTGTGATAGACCATCTCGTAGAGATAGCGTTTGCCGAAGAACGTGCGCTCCGGATTGTCGCCGATGTCGCCGCTATGCTCGGCTTGCTGATACCAGTCGCCGGAGGTGACGGTGCGCCCGAGTTCATCCTCGAGATTCTGCAGCCGCTTCTTCGCGTGCTCAAGCAACCGGTTTTCCTGATCTCGCGTGAGTTGGTAGGCGGATTTGAAGGGGACCAACGGGGCATCCACATCGGAATCGGTGGTGGCCGCATCCTCCATGGCATCGAGGAAGCCCTCGGGATTTGGTAGACGGCCGGCAGCGGCCTCGATGGATTCCTGCAGTGTGTCGTCTTGCATGGTATGCGGATACGCTACGACAACTTTCAACGACGGCGAAGCAACATTTCACGCCGCGCCAATGCGCGACCCTGTTCAAATGCCTTCTTCACGCGCTCGAAGTCGTCTTCGGTTGGGTTGCGGGTGTTGAGAGAGTTCAGGACCGACCGGAGCCGGATCCCGGCATATTTGGCGGAAAGAGCGACCAATTCCTGGTATTCATCGGCGTCGAGTTCGATCTGTTCGCCGTTGCGGCTGATCTTGTTGGATGGCCGGGGCGGAGCCCATGCCAGCGATGGGTTTTCGCGGTTCCAATTGCGCAACATAACGTCGACCTGTTCGCTTCCTTCCATTTCCCTGGTCCAGGGGATCAGGAGTCGGGAAGCCGCATTGCCATCCTTGCGCACCGGCTCGCCGGTCACCTGATCGATGCGCGGGGCCGCAAACTGCGGGATCGGCAGCATGTCGTAATAGACCTGAGCGGTGCGATAATCGCGCTGGAATTCATCCATGTTCCGCAAGGGTTGCCGGATGATATTCGGCACCAGGCCGGAGAGGAAAGAGGAGCGGAAACGCGATGCCGCAAAGTCCGCGCGGTCCGGATCGCTGAAGTTCTGAATGGTCTCCATCAGCCCGCCAATGCCGGCCGTGAAGGTCTTATCCTGCGTCTGGCCGACCATGTAAGAGAAAAACTGACTGGTTTTCTCCTGCGAGCCGCCACCGCTCTTCGTCATGCGTGCAGCGTCGACGACCGTGCCAAGGATGGTGGCGAACGGTTCCAACCGCCCGTAGGAAACCGTCACGCCGTTGCGCCCGCCGATCCGGATCGAGTAGGGGCCGCCCGAGGTGCGCGCCTGCATGTCGGCAAGCGCTGAATTGCTCGGGCGACTGCCCGAAATCAGGATGAGCTTGTTATCATCATCCTCATCACCCTCGGCCATCCCGAGCAACATCAAGGTGCCGACCCAGGCGATCGTCTGTTCCGCCATATCTCGCACAAGCTGCGGGTGCGAGGTGAGGACCGGTTTGCCATCGCGGAATTTGAAGAACCCGGCCTGCAACAATCGATAGGTCATCGGGATGCTTCCCAGCGGAGTCTTCCGAATGCCGGTGGCGAAGATATTGTATGGGGTGCGCACGAACGGAATGATGAAGGAAAGGATCTTGGCTTTCCTCCTGAGATCCTGAGCGTTGCGAGCCAACTGCTCCATCACGTTTCCGCCTTCGTCGGCATTTTTCAGTGGCGTCTGGAATGTCATATCGACCGCTTTGTCGACCGCGTATTGCCACGACATCGAGCCCGGCGTGTTCACTTCGTCAGCGATGAACTCCTCGAGCTTCTTGCCTTCGAGCCCCTTCTGTTTCCCGATCCGGAATGCCATAGCGCCCGTCTCCATGCGTCCGATGGTGAATTTGAACAGGGAATCCATGAAGAGGAGGAGTCGGCCGGGGATGCGAACAATACGCCCGGTGCGCCCCTTGATGGCCGGCTGCACCCCGCCCGCCTTATCGAAATCTTCGAACAGCTCGACCTGGCCGCCGAGCACTTCGGACTCGAAGAAATCGGACTCGGCATCCCACGCCTTCACCGCCATCTTCCAACCCTTCGCGAGCCCCGGCCTCAGTCCGGCCAGCAGGTGCTTGAACTCCCCGAACTGCGCGCCCTTCTGGTCTTTCACCATCAAGTTCATAACGGCTTCCATGCCGCGCTGAACCGTCATATCCCAAGCGGTGTTCGCGAAGTTGCCGGCAATATTCACGATGTGGGTCTGCGGCCCCGAGAGAATCCCGTTGATCCAATACTCGATCGCCATGTCGAACGGATTGCCGCTGGCAGCCTGCGCGGTCCGGGCGACCCGAACGACCTGTTGCGCGTCGTCGATCGGAAAGCGGACCATAATTTCGCGGTTCTCGTATTCAAGCGGGAGCTTCTGCTGAGGGCCGGCTTCGGGCGCCGCCGGAGCGTCAGACCGCGGCATGCGCGTCCGGTTGCGGGCGGCCTGATCTTCGTTGAGTTCGAGTCGAGTTTGATCCTCGGGATATGCGCCGGGTGTCGGACCGACTGGCGCATCACTGACCGGCGTTTGCGGGACTTGAAGCAATGGACGGCGCTTCGGGACGCGACGTCGGACGGTTTTCCGTTTGCCTTGCTCTGTCTTCGGGGCAATTCCCATGGCTTCGAGGACTTGCGCCATTGCCGCATCAACATCCGCGTCGGAAACCTCCCGGTTGCCCAAGGCTGCCGCCCCCAGCGCAACGCCGGTCTGGTCGATGTATTTGGCAACCTCTCCTGGCGATACTCCGCGCTCAAGGAGCTTGCGCACGGTGTCGCGATAACGAGTGTTCACAGCATCGGCATATCGATCCCGGACCGCCTCCACCTCCTTCGCTGTGGCCCCCATTTCCTTGCCGATGACCTCGAATGATTTCGCCCCGCCCTGCAACGCCCGGACGATCTTCGAGTCCTGCGAGGTGAACCCGGACAGAATGTTCTTCACGATGGCGGAGCCCTTGAGGATCAGTTCGACCTCGCCGCCGAAGATCATATCGAAGGTGATGCCCATGGCGTTGAGCGCCTTCTCGATGGCTTTGATCCGGGCGCTTTCGGCATCGAGGAGCCGCTGTTTTTCCGCTTGATCGGCTTTCTCGATCTGTTTCCGGACTTTCGATGGCGGGGTGAAGATGGCTTTAGCCAGAAACTCCCGATGTCGTTCCGCCGGGGACATGAAGGGATCTTTCCTCGAGGCCAGTTGACGACCCGCTTCCGTGCCGGTCTGCCGGTAAGCCCACACGAGGCCGGTCAGGATTCGCCGGCGCTCCGGGGTGAGCGGTTTACTCATCTCCTCGGCGACTACCACTTGGACGGCCTTCGTCTCCTCCGGGTTGAGCGTGCCGCCAGCCATGCCGCGCTCAAGAGCCATTTCGATGACGCCGCCGGGATTCTCAGCAGCCATGCGCCGACCGGCTTCATTCCAGTCGGCTTCTTTCTCGCGAACGAGCTTGCTGCCATAAACCTCATCGACCCCCATCACCTCCGGGCCAAGCGCGGAAAACCCGCGATCCGGGTTACCAACGGTCCGTTGGCCGGATGTTTCGCCCTTGGCCTTTTCGACCATGGCATTGACTTCCGGCTCGGAGATGGCCGCCATGATGCGTTCAAGGGCTTTATCGCCTTCAGGCGTGAGGGTGCGGGCGTAGAGAATCGAATCGCTCTGCGGGTTGAAGCGCTGGCTCAGTGGAATGACGTTGCCTTTGTCGTCGTAGGTTACAGGGTCGGCGGATTTTACCGCATTGGGGTCTGTGATACCGATCTCATGGCCGACCTGTTCGGTTCCATAGGCGAGGTTAAACTTAAATGTTTGGTAGTCATCTTGCAAAGAAGCAAAATCCTGACCCAACAACATTTTGAGTAACTGACCATCCACGGACCCCGCGTATCGTTCGATAGTCTCTCTGGTAATGGGGAGCCCCATGATCGTGCGGTTAGTCAGCCAACGAATGTCTTCCTCGGTTAAATTGGTTTGATCAAATACCTTTCCGGGCCGAATCCACGCATCAATGACTTGTGGCGTAGAACCTCTTTCAATTCTGGTCTGCGTCACAGGATCATAGAGCGCCAGCGTATCGTTAAAATCCTTCGGTTTACCCCGATACCGTTGTAAAAACCGCTCCGCTCCTTCTCTTGTGTCAGCAAACCAAACAACTCCCTTTTCTGCGTCATCGGAAAGGAGGTTGAGGTTGAAGCGCTTAAATCCGCCGTTCAAAGTGCCGTGGTAGCCTTTGATTGTGTAACCAGCCGCTCGCGCCGCCTCATCCACCATCCGCTGTGCGGTCTCCATGTCGCCACGCTCGACCGCTGCGAGATACTCGGCGTCCTCATCTGTGATGGTGCGGGTGCCAATCCAGTGCTTTTCGATGTAATCATCGACAGCATTGTCGATGCTCTTGGGCGTGTATTTCGCACGCATCTCGATCACCTTGTCAATTTCCCTGTTTTGCTGCCTGATGTTATCGATGCTCTCAAAGTCAGTGTTCGGCTCGTAAAGCTCCTGATCCTCTTTTGAGAGCGCGTTGTATTCATCCAGCTCCTCTTGCATCATCTCGATGTCAGATTCGTTTTCACGCTGGATTTTTCGAAGCTCCTTCAAGGAGTAATTATCAGGATGCAGAAGCTCGATGACGTCGTCGCCGGATCCCGTGTCGCCTTCGGCAACAGCCAGAATTTCATCCTGAATAGCTTTTGGGCTGGCCTCGATCTTGCGGGTAGCGAGCGGAGTTCGATCATGCTCGATTTCCAACCCCTCTTCAATAGCCGCATCTTTCAATGCCTTGAGTTGAGTGCGGTTGGGAGCGCCTTGGTAATAAACCGTTTTGCCGTCCTTATAATCTTTCGCAATGCGAACGTATCCCAACGCCCCAGGATTGCCCAAAATCAACCCATAACCATCACTGAAAAAGTGATGATGCTCACCCGTATCGACAAACCTTCCATCTGGAGACTGCCAGCCGGCAACCAATTTCCCTATGCCAACAGTCGGCTTCATTGCCTCAAAGCGTTCCCGAAAAACCTCTTTATTCTTCGCGGCTGTTGCAGCGTCGAAAGCGCCGTATTGCGGGGAGATCGACCGGCTCCCAATCGCAAGCGTATCGGCTTCAGAAAAACCGCCATCACGAAGGCCGCGCAAAAATTCACCCTTTAGCCTCTTGTCCTCGGCTTCCATTCTTTCTTCCGGTCGTGTCATAACCTCCGCCGCAAGAGCCTGCAGGTTTTTGCGCGCTGACTTCAAATCACCATAGAAAGCCTCATACATCCGCATTACTTGGGCGCGAACCTCATTCCAGGCTTTCGTCTGGTCTGCATTGAGGTTGCTGTCGGGTTGATTTTCTTCGATCTCAGTAAGACTGAGCCCGCCAACCTCGGCGAATTCTTTACTATCAAGCGCTTTTTCGACTTGTTTCCAAATGGCGTGCCCTTGAGTGGATTTAGGCCAGTCGTCAGGATCTTGAATGTCAGAATCCAAAATGCGCTTTATTGAGCGATACCGGCTTTTCTGATCTTTGGAGAGATTGGCGTTTTCAATCAGCGCCGCCATTGCTCCAAACATGGATTTGCCCTCCATCGCCGCCTCTATCTCCATTTCAATAGAGCGGGCGCCAAGCGCACCGGAGATAGGTGCCACCTCATCCGCCAACGCCCGCAAATCCTCCAAAGCTGACCGCCGTTTCCCCTCCCATTCCCGTTCCGACGCCCGAATTTCCTCCAAGGCTGCTTCACGCACGCGCTCCCGTTCTTCCCCGCTGAGATCATCAATCGTCGTCTCGGGATTCGCCCATTCCGGCCAGGCGTCCGGCACGTCGTCGACGTATTGCCGCCAGTCGAGTTCGGGCAGCGGACGGGCATCCATCGATGCCTCATCGCCCAGTCGATCATTGATAGCAAAAGCGCGGCGCCGGCTGTCGCCCTGCAAATCCTCAATCTCGCCGATTCGCCGCCACAAAACATCTTCGGTTTCCTGCGAAAGTTCTGGGGAAATCGCTCGAGCACCCAATGCGGCCCGAGCATCAATTCCTTGGCCTTCCAGGCGGGATCGGAGCACGCCCAATGCATTGCTCAGGATCTTCGAAACGTACTGCGGGGAAACCTCCAGTTCGCGCGCGGTCTCCGCTGCGGTCTTACCGGAAAGCAGATTCTCCACCATGGCGCGCGGTCGGTCCGGAAGTTTCTGGACAGCAGCCCGGAGAATCCCGCGGATGTCCCCTTGAGCGGCCGTCTCGCGAACGTTCTCATCCTCGCCGATGACTTCCGCCAGGGTTTCGCCGTCATCAGTGATCGGTTCGTCCAGACTGGCGGACATCCGCGGACGTCGGGATTGCCTGCGGTATTCGGAATTGAGAGCGTTGGAGATGGTCCGATTTGCATAGGCCGCAAACGGGCCGGACTCGGGGTTGTAACCTTCCGCCGCTTTCACCAACGCCAGGCGAGCGCTTTGAAGAATGTCGTCATATTCACCGAGGTTGCGGTAACGGTTCGCCCACCAGCCAGCCAGCCTGAGGTTGTCAGTAACGAGGTTTTGCACCTCTGCCGTACGATCGGAAAGGTCGAGGGTGAGTTGGTCGGGATCGATTGTGCGCGCCCCCATCGCTTGCTCTTCTGCCCCCGCTGTTTCCTCCGGCCCCTGAAGATCGCGTTCCAACTGTAAAAACTCTGCCTGCTTGGCCGCGTATTCCTCTTCCTTCGGCCATTGCTGTTCGGATGCTTGTTGCAGAGGTGTGATTTGCTCTTGCTGCTTCTCAATGCGCGCACGAATCGAATTCACCTTTGCCTCGCCAGCACGCGCAGAACGCACGACTGAGTTGAGCAACCCTTCAGCCGTTTTAGGGGACCCATTATCCCACATCTCACCCGATGGCGTCTTGATTTCAGCCTCAAAAGTCACTCGCAACTCCTCAAACGATGCCAAGGCGCCGCGAGCAACCAGGGTGACAGGCACCTCATTTATGCGAAAGCTGATCTCTGCGGTATTGTCTGCATTTGCAATCTGGACCGCCTTTTTGCGAAGCTGGTCCATGATATTGCCAAGCGCCTCGACGGCTTCCTTTCGATCCGTGAATACACCGTTTTCGCCGAAATCGTAAGTAACCGAGTCGCCCTCGAACTGAGCCGACATCTTATCCGAAATGGCTTCATACTGTTTCGCCAGCGCCGTATCCGAGCGGATAGAGGATTCCAAGTACCATAACCTTTTGCGAGACTCCGCAACCTCATTCAAAAATCCGCGCCGTTCGCCATCCAGCTCGGCGATCTCGCCTTCCAGGTCTGCCAAGCGCAAAACCCTGGTATCGCCGGAAAGCTGGGCGACCTGCTGGCGCATATTCATCACCACCTCGGACGCCGCATCGTCAAACTCGCGGCCTGAGACGTTGCCCTTCAATACCTGATGCACGAACGCCTGTTTGGCGGCCATCATATCGTAGATGGCAACGTCCATCGTGCTCTCCACGCCATAACGGATGTTGCGAACCGCGAAATCGCTATCGTAATCCGGATTCGCCGAACCATCCTTCAGCTTGGCGCGCGTGAAGATATTCCCCTGCCGGATGATTCGACCATCGCGTTGCTCAAGCATGGCTGGCGTCATTGAGCGCGGCGGATCAAGATGATGTGCCGCCACCAACCGCTCCTGCATGTTCACTCCGACCCCGAGCTTTTCCGTGGATCCAAGTATCACCCGGACTTCGCCGCTGTTCACCTTCTCAAACAATGCTTCCCGGCGTTTGTCAGTATTGTGCTCGTGGATGATGGCGATTTGGTTTTCCGGGATTCCTCGCTTGATGAGCTTGTCCCGAATGTCGCGATATAGATTGAATCCGCCGCCTGAAAATTCGGCATCCTCATCTGGACCTTCTTTTTCCTGCTTGTCGGGGTCGGTCTCACCGTCGGCTTCTTCCTCAATCGAAAGCGAGCCGCCAACAAAGGCATCAAGCGTATTAGTGTTGATCGGCCGAAACCGATCCAAGAACACGACCTGCGCGCCCCTCCGATATTCGTTCTCCTGATGAATCTTCGCAATTTCCTCAACCGCGCGATTAACCTTCGACCCTGGTTCATCCAGAGCATCCTGCCGCACGAGCCGCGGATCTACAGACGCCGCCATCCCAACCTGCATCGTTACGATTGGGACCGCGCGGGCAGCCTCTTTCTCATCGCTGCTACCGCTCTTCATCACCCGCTCAAACTCCGCGCCAATCTCCATGATCCAATCATTAATGCGGGACACCGCGGGAGTCTGGGGAACGACCTGTAAATCCGGCAGGTTGCGACCATCAGAATTTCGCATCTTGGGAACCTTCAGCCCAAGTTCTTCATTCCCCATCTTCACGTCGAATCCTGAGCGGATCATGGCGACCAACTCGGCGCCGTTGGTGAATCGATTAAAGCGACTCACACGCTTCCATGCGCCCGACCAAGTGCGCTCCAGCTTCGTGTTTAATCGTCCGAAGGTGTGAGCAAATTCATCGAAAGTGTTAATACCAAAATCTTCCAGCACCGATGGCGTGGCCAGTTTCAACATGATGTATGCTTCGGCCACACTATTGGTAATCGGGGTCCCGGTGGCCAGGATCACATTGCGCCCATTGTTGCGGTCCTGAATGTATTTCGTCTTCATCTCCAGACCCATCGCGCGTTGGCTTTCGTCGTTCGGAATGCCCTTGATGCGCTGCATGTTGGTGATGATCGACGCCTTCTTGTAAGCGTGCGCCTCATCAATGAAAAGGGCGTCTACGCCGGTCGATTCAAAGTCGATCACGTCATCCCCTCGCTTTTCGAGACCGTCCATCATCCGGCGAAGCTTGCCTTCCATCCGCTTTTTCGCCTTTTGCAACTGCTTGGTGGTCGGCGAATCTTTCCCCTCACTCAAGCGCATGCGATTGATGGCCTCGCTCAATTCCGCAAGCTTATCGCTGAAAAAGCGCCGAATGGTTTCCTTCGATGGCAAAATCCGATCGAACTGCGGTTGCGTGACGATCACCATGTCGTAATCGCCCGTGGCAATCTGCGAGATAAACCGAGCGCGACTCTTGGCGTTGAACGTTTTTTCCGTGGCGACCAAAACCTTTGCTGCCGGGTAAGCCTGCATGACGGATGCCGCAAACTGGCCGATGGTCGCCTTTTGCACCACGATCATTGGCTTTCGCGCCAAGCCGAGCCGCTTCATTTCCATCGCTGCGACGATTTGCGAGAATGTTTTGCCAGAACCAACCCCATGCGCCATGACCGCCTTACCCTCCTGCAAAATTCGGGCAATCGCGGATCGGCGATGCCCATTCATCCAGACGACATTAGAAAGCCCTGGAATATTGTGGCGCGATTGATCGCCGTCCCTCACCAGATAGTCGCCACTGTAAACAGGGGCGACCACGCTGTTCATGACGTCGTTATATTCCTGCTCGACCACTTCTTGCACGGACACCCCCTCGACCTGAACGGCAGTGGTCTTGATCCAACTTTCGAAACGCCGCTCCATGTCGGCCATCTTCGCTTTCGCGGCCTGCGTGGCAGGAAAATCCGTCTCTGTCTTCGTTTTGCCGCCGCCAAGACTGACAGTGGTCGTGATTTGTGGCGAAGTGCCCTTCAACGCATGGGTGAGAAGTTCCGCCCCGCTCAGTTTTCCGCTTTTCCAATCGACGGAATTTCCGCTGGCTAGCGGATTGCTCACAGTCACAACGTGCGTGTTGGCAGCCGCCACGTAGGAAACCTTAGTTTTGGAGCCGAGGAGATCGGTTGCAAACGCGGAAAGGACGCGCTCAGGAATCCAGCGTGACGCCAGGGAAAAGTAAATATCCTTTAATGGGACCGTCGGAGGAATCACCCCCTCCAACGCAGCAATATTCGCCCGGTATCGAGAATCTGTTTCCGCCGCCGCACGAGCGGCCCGAAGACGTTTGCGAACATTTGAACTGAGGTATCGCTCGGCGATTTCCAAACGTCCCGTTGCGGGATCGAGATAGGCGCGCCCGGTTTCGACAATGCGGTCTTCCGCTTCGCGTTTCGAAATTCCCAGCATATTGGCCACGGAATCAGCATCGACTGATCCCTCAAAGGCCATCAAGATGTTGATGGCATCGTTGATATTCTCCGCTTTCTCCGGCTTCGAGACCGGTTCCCGGACTCGTTTCGAGAAAATATCCGCCTTGCGCCACGCTTTTTTGACCTTCTTCGTTCGCTGGTCATAGCGGTCAAACTCTTCTTCGAGCGATTGAAGCAGCGGATATTCCGGATCGTCCTCGAGGAATGCCGCTTTTTCGAGGTGCCGATATTTCTTTGTAAGGGTGCCGTTGCGCGCGATGAAGCGGTCATAAGCCGCGTTGAGCCGTCGACGCATGGCGTCTAAATCGGCGATGGAAATATCCTGATCGACTTCACCCGCGATCAGCTCGCGGGCCGCGTCCCGAACCATCATCCAATCATCGGCAATCACCTCCCGATCGCGCCGTTCCTTGTCGGTGATTGGCTCGGTATGTTTGTCGCCGTAGTTCTTTTGCGTCAGCCAACTCGCTGGCTCCAATCGACCTTCAACGACTTGAAAAAACTGGCCATCCTTTTGGACGTAACTTCCAGGCTTGTCGCCGGACGCCGCAACCTGGCTTCGCTGCACCGGCCGGGCGTCGCCTCGCTTAAAAATGTCTTTCGGGAATCGCTCGACGACCGCCGTCAACTCTGCCCCCGTGTCCTGCCCCGGCTTTGCCACCAAGGCATAATCGCCAGCGGAATACATGGTGCCTTCGAGGGAGTGGCGCCCAAGCGCCATCTCCGGGTTGGCCGCATAGTATTCGTTGACGAAAATGTCCGCCATCTGCCCTTCGACCTCGGCCTCCCCGACTTTATCCCGGCTGATCCACGAAGCGCCCTCAAACGGTTTTCCGTCTTTCTTGCGCATCACGATAATGTCCGTGGTGACTTCTGTGCCTGCATTGGCCGCAAATGCGTTGTTTGGCAGCCGGACGGCCCCCACGAGATCGGCTTTTTCCGCCAGCAACCGACGCACCTTAGCATCGCTCTTGTCCATCGTGCCGTCAGAGGTGATGAAGATCACCAACCCCCCAGGTCGCGTCATGTCCAGGCCGCGGGCAAAAAAGTAGTCGTGAATGAGCAAGTCGGGGTAATCCTTCGCACCTGGCACCCGGTAGTCACCAAAAGGCACATTTGAAACCACAAGATCCATGGAAGCCGGAGGGATCGCCGCCCGCTCAAACCCAGTGACTTGAACCTCGGCTTGCGGGTAGAGCTTCGCAAAGATGCGGCCCGAAAGGTTGTCCAGCTCAACACCAGTCAATGCGCTTTGCTCGGCGATAGACTCAGGCATGCGCCCGAAGAAATGACCGACACCACCGGCCGGTTCAAGCACATCACCCCCACGGAAGCCCAACCGCTCCGCAATCGACCAGACACCATCAATGACGCGCGGATCGGTGAAGTGCGCGTTGAGTGTGGACGCCGCTGCAGACTCGTATTCTTCCTCCGAAAGCAATTCGCGAAGCCGAGCGTTCTGCTTTGCGTAGGCAGGTTTTTTCTCGTTGAAATACTCTCCAGCCCACCCCCATCCGGTGTATCTGGCAAGAATGTCCTTTTCCGCTGGCCCCGGATTACGATTCTCGGATTCCAAGCGCCGAAGCAATTCGATTGCCTCAATATTGGCGTCGAGCTTGGCCGCATTGCCTCGAGGTGCAATTTGCACCCCGGCAGGAATCCGGTGATTACGATCGGCTGGCTTTAACTCAGCCGATCGGTCGGGTCTTCCGGTTCCTTGAGGCGGCGCTGAATCTCCTCGCTCGCCATCTTTCTCAACTCCTTCTCGCTGGCCGCCGGGAATTGTGTTCGGAAGAACTCTACCAGTTTTTGCATTGGCGTTTTGTCCTTCTTCATTTGATTTGATATTACTCTCTGCTGTTGCAAAAGTAAACAGATCCTCTTGGACTGCCGCGGGAGCCTTGCGCAACTCCTGCTTGATTTTGGCCCGAACCTTTGGCTTCGAAGCCTTTACTGCGGGTGGAAGTGTCTCCACCCAGTCGAACATGTCGGGCGTATTCGGATCTAGCCGCCGGGCGCCAAGGCTCTGAACTTGGCCCGTGCCTCGGCTTCGACTTCCGCCGCGCGGGGATTCTGGTTTCCGAACCGCAGTTTCCCGATCGCCCGCTCGACCGCCGCTTCCTCGGCCGGGTCGATTTTCGGGGGTTCCCAATAATTCCCTTGGCTTTTCTGGTTGTTTGGCTCGCTCATCTACCAGATTATACGTCGCGCGGTCTTTAACATCAACCGATTCCCCGTCCTTTTGCGCAACCAATTTGGGGCCTTCGGTATTGTCGTAGAGCGCGCCTGTATCAGCCAATGCCAACAGGTTTTTGGCTCCGGCATTAAAGCTGGAATGCGCGGTGAAAAGCGCCTCATACGGCACCCATCGCCCCTTGCCTTTTGCTCGCAAAACAGCTCGCGTGATGGATTCGGCGGGATCAATCGTGACCCCTAGGAACTCAACGGCAAACCCGGCATTCTGCCACTGCTTGATCTTGCTGGCGGACTTTTCAAAGTTCGCCATCGTGCCATCGAAGATGATGTTATATCGCTCCCGGCGATTCTTATCGACCAATTTCAGTTCGAGCTTTTTCGCAATCCAACTCGATTCTTCATGCACCACGGCGGCCGCCCGGCTGTCTCCGGCTTGCACGATACGGTCATACTCCGGAATCAACTCCTTGATCTCATCGGCATTGATCTCGACTGGCTGTTGCTTAAATGGAGTCTTGCCCGCTTTGATGCGCGCCTTGAGCGTAGTGGTTTTCCCAGCGCCACCCCCGCCACCCATGGCCAGAACAACAGGCTTTTGCCCTTCCGGCACCGGCTTCCCACGGCTGATGAAATATTGGATGACGGCCTCGCGGAATTCATTCCGACTCACTTTTCCCTCGGGAAGCAGACCGGCAGCAACCAAGGGATGCTCGGCATCAACTTCAGCCTCATTGAGATCCAAGGTCTCCTGCAACAGGGGGGCGCCGTCCTGCAGCGTGCGCGGCGGAACAGGCAACCCATTTTCAAACTCCCATCCTTCAGACTCGGGAAACGCCTCGCGGATCCGTGGATCCACAGGACCGGCCAATCGCCGGGTGGCCAGCGTGTGAACAGCCCTCGTGAACAACGCACCAGCATATTGCGAATCTTCCACCACCGACCGGAGCAACCCTTCCAGCGCCCTCACCCCATTAACAGACCCCAAAGCCCGTCCGATCCGCTCGACCATCTCAGGCACCTCGCCCTCGAACAAATCTTGCTGGCCGATGAACTCCTGGAAGGAACCCTTCCCGCCGTCCCGCTTCCATCGCACATATTGCGACACCGCAGGAGCAATCGCCGAATCGATGAAGTCAGGTTGCGTCTCTCGGATTTGCGCCAGCAGTCCGGATTGGCGAACGAGTCCCTTCGTGAAATTCACCAGCCCGGAATCCTGCGCGTCCTCGATCAGTTGCGTGAGCGTGATCCCGCGCCCGGCCTGGCGACCTTCCGCGGTATCAGCACCGAGCACATAGGCGAGCATCGCCCGCCGGACATCCTCGTAAAGGTCCGGTGTGGCCGATCCGTCCCGGGTAAGCCGGTTGCGCAGACCCATGGAGTCAATCACCTCCAGAATCGCTTCCCCGCTCGGACCGTCCTCGAGGAAATTGCCGTCCTCATCGAACTCGATGGCTGCCAGCACGCCGGGATTCTGCCGGAGCACCCCGGCCCGCTTGATGGCCTCTTCCGGCCGGCTCATCTCATCGGGATTCGCATCCCGAACATAGGCCAGCAGTGGATCGGGCTCGGATGCGTAATCGCCGAAATCGACGATTTCAGCGCCCAAAGCCGGCATTTCCATCGCTTCAGCCTGTTGCGCGGCATCCTCCATGCCGAGGTGTCGGAGGTATCGAGCCACGAACGAGCGCTGCGCGCTCCGGGCCGCAGGCGTGCCGGCCGCACCGTAGATGACGCCCAACGCCGCCTCGCGACCGTGCCCGGACCGAATGACATCCTTCCCGCCCTCCGAAGTGACCACGATCGGGCCATGCTCGATGCTGGTGGCCGGTATTGATTTCTCAGGCTTCCACCGCTGGGCGAGATCGAGAATTTGCGCCCGGGATTGCACTCGGTCGCGTTCGCGGGGTTGGTATTTAGTCCCCTTGGAATTTTTGACGGTCGCCAGGTCGATCGGCTTCAAGCGAAGCTTCACCTTCTTCGTCCTCGCACTGTTCTCGCTCCAATAGGTGCCGTCCTTTGCCACAGTCCCGAGCGGCTGGAACGCGGGGGCGGAATCTTCCGCGCCCCGCTGTTCGCTTACTTCCGTTTCCCGCCGCATCCCTTCTTTTTGTGACCTTTGCCTTTCATTGGACTCACCTCCTTTCTGAGTGGTGGCAGGATCGGGATTCGAACCCGAGTCTTCAGGGTATGGGCCTGACGTGGTGACCTCTCCACCATCCTGCGTCAAAATTTCTTCCATCCGGGCGATCATCGCCTGGATCTCCGGCACATCCCCCGCAGCCCGGAGCGATGCAATCACGCTCTCGATCCATCGGTTGATCGCCTCGATGATCCGGCGGAACCCGGTCTCAGTGATCTCGCCGTCGGCACGCGCCTGCACCAACTGCCGCTTGAACTCGCCCAAAAGGTTCTCAAGCGGCATGCGAACATTGTTCACCTGGAGATCGCCCCTGGCCGCCATGTCGAGAAGCGCAAGCGCTTTCTCCTGCATGGTCTCACCGGGAATCGCCTCGATCGCGGCATCAATGTCGGCCTGCAATCGGTCGCCAGCGAAGTAACTTGCCGCCGAATTGACCAATGCACGTGACACTTTCGCGCCATTGGCACCATTGATGGCCTGCCGGATGCCGCCCGACTCTTTTGCACGCTTCCCGGCAACGAAATCCTCAAACGAGCCTTCCCGCCCGCCGCTTTCCCATTCCTCGCGAAAAGCAACCTGTTCGGCCGCATGAGCGATCTCCTCGCTCACCACACCCTCGAACCACTGGTCTGCGGCATCCTCACCCAATGCCTGAGCCACAATCCCGCGTTGCCGATCGATTTGCCCCTCATCGACATGAATCCGGGGGCCGTCCTCTCCAAAGGCCACGCCCATGGCATTGCCTGCACCGCCAGGAACGGGCCCCTCGACGACCTGAACGCCCGCGCTCAGTCGATTCCGAGAATTGATGTCGGCAACCGCTTCTGTAACGCGCGATAGTCGGCCAGCAGGCGTTCGAATGTCGGCTCCGGATCGCCCTCGGCGAAAGGTCGCGGTCCCATCGGTAGCCGATCCAGCAGCGACGGATCCCGAATCCGCTCGAGATCCTGGATCCGATTGCGAAGCTCCTGCACCGCTTGCCACCGATCCGGGTGCGCTCGCAGCTTCTCCGCGCTCATTTGACTGACTTCCATCAGCATCACCATACGCATCTTCCGCCATCCGGTAAACCCCGCGGACCATTCCGATATTCTGCCGGGTGACCTGCTGGCGTGCGGTCTCCTCGTCCTTTGCGCGGACCTGCACCGGCTCGCGTCCGTCGACATCGACCTCGAACAGCGCCAGATTTTCCGATCCTGGCGCTGGGGGAGGGGAATCAACTTCCGTTGATGCTTCTTCAACGAAAGTTGATGGGTCGGGCCGCAAAGGAATCCGAAGCGCCTTCTCGCGCGCTTCGCTCTCACTCATGCGAATGAGGCGACCGGAAGCTGGAGCGATCTCGCGCAACCGGTCGAGCTGGCCCTCGGTGAGAATCGTCATGCCCTCGACCACTTCCATGCGCGGTGTGCCATCGGGTAATGGCGCCGATACCGCCGCGCGCTCCCGGGCATCCAGTCGCTCCAATGGAGTGCCGGCAAGAATCTTCAGTGCCCCCCTGGCCGCCAATCGATCGGCCTCGGCCTGCGCGGGGTCCATCTCAGGTGGTGGCGCCCATTTTGCCGCTTGGGCGTTGGCAGCCGCCACGAATTCGGGTGGCGCCGAGGATACCGGACGACCACCCTTTGCTTGAATCTGCTGGTCCAAAGCAACCGCCGCGCCATCCAAGCGAGCCAGTGTTGCATCCTCCATCCCGCGTTCCGCGGCCTGCTCCTGCATCCGGGAGATTTCCGATCGTTTCGCCATCAAGGCATCGACCGAATCGTCTGGAGCGATTCGCATGGACTCAATTCGACCGCGAAGGCTTTGATTCTGGTAGCCTTCGACGCCACCCTGCGCCCCTCCGACAACGCCCCCAGCCAAACCACCCAAGGCAGCGGATTGCGCCAACCGCTCCCACGCCCCCTCGAACGCCGCCGCCTGATCTCGGAATCCGGCCTCCAGAAGCATGGAAGTTAATTCCTGACCCATTTCCGGCAACGCTTCGCTCCCGGCCCCCAAGGAAGCACGTCGCACGAACTGCGAAAGCACTCCGCGCCCACCAGGATTGCGCGTCAAAAATTGACCACCCGGAATTTTGTCCATCGCCCCGCCAATGACCCCCATCAGCACGCCCTCGGATGTCGCCAAAGCCTTGGCCTCCAATTCCGACGCACCCGCTTCCCGGTGGTATTCCATGGCGTCATTGTATTGGTTGCCGGCCATCTTCGAGCCGGTCAACGCCATGAAGGTGACCGGAGCGGCCGGGCCGGTCAGTGACGCCAAGCCAAGGTCGATTCCCATCTCGATCATGACCGGAGCACCCTCAGCCAACAACCAACGAGTCAGGCGACCCGCATCCCAGGAATCGGCATCGGTAAGCTTGAAATTCTGCAATTCCGCGCTGGCTTGATTCCCGGCCTGCAGGTCGTTCGCCATCTGGCGCACCGCCTGATTCTGCGCCTCCGCTGATGTCCGCCCAAAAATGATGCGTTCGCCGAAATTTTGCGCCCATTGCCCGGGGTTCAAATTCGACGCCATCTCATTGGCGCCAGCCACACCGCTGGCAATCCGAGGCAGCATCCGGCCAAACACGGAGCGATCCACTTCCTCCCACAGTCCAATGTTCTCGTTTTTCTCCCGCCATTTCTGAAGCTTGCCATCCTTCCATGCCCGCTCCATCTCAAGGAATGTCTCGCGTTGCGCCTTCGGTAGCTGCCGCAGCACCTCCCGCCGCTCATCGCCTTTGAGTTCGTAATTCAGGAGTCGTGCCCGGTCCTGCAGCCCCGAGAACTCCTCATTCACCTCCGCCTGGCGTTGCTCGATCTCTTTCTGCAGCGCCGACTGAGCAGCCATGCGCGCCTCAAGATCCTCGATCGCCTCGATCTCCGCCATGCGCGCCTCAGCATCCGCATCAATCGCGTCCAGCTTCTCCGCAATCGGTCGGGTCGCCTCATTACCCCGCAACTCCTCCCGAGCCTGCTTCGCCCGCTCTTCGGCCAGGCGTCGACTTTCTTCCGCTACGGCATTTGCCTGAGCCTGCCCCTGGTCAAACGCCGCCGCGCGTTCCCGTAATGCCTCGACCTCAGCATTGTGGTTCGCCCGCTCCTCCGCGGTCATCCCCTGTGTGGCCCGCTCGGCCAATCGCGCGGCCTCGGCCTCGATGGCTTCCACCTCGGCGACCGTCTGTTGCGCGTTCTCGACCTGGCGCTGACTCTGCTCCTCTGGAGATTCCTCCAATCGAGCCTGAGCCTGCTCCGCGATCCGCCGTCGCATATACCCGCCGGGCCCCTCCTTCTCCAGAGCAAGCAACTCCTGCTCGAGCCGGTAATCTTCTTCTTCCAACGCCCGTCGCGCTTCATCCCCTGCAAATCGCGCATCGATCTCTTCCAGCCGCGCCTTGCGGATCCTCTCATCCTCCTGCCATGCAGCCATGGCCGCCGCGTCTTCCTGCGGCTTCGAACCACCGAACAATCCGCGTTTCGGCTCAGGCTTAGGCTTCGGGGTCGCCCAATTTTCCCGCTCCATGGTCAGCTCTTCGCGTTCCTGGTCAGAAAGCACCTTCGGAGCGTCGGGTGCGCCTTTCGCCACCCTAATCTCCTTACGCCGCATCTCGCGATCCCGCTTCTCGCGTGCATGCAGGAACTTCGCGCTCGCAATCCGACGCTGCGGATTGCCGGAGGTCAATGCGACTTCCGGATCAATGACTTCCCATTCCGAATTCTTGTTCTGTTTATAAAGATTGCGGTCGTTCGGGTCGTTCGGGTTCGGCCCAATCTTCGCGTTGCGATCGGGATCCACCCGTTTCACATCACCGGTGGCCGTGCGATCCATCCGGAACGCCCCTTTTTCGTCCCATTTCAGTTCACCCTTGCGCTCTTCGTACAAAGGATTCCCCTCGACATCCCGCTCGATCAGGATGTTCCCCAAAGCATCTTTCCGATACCGCACCCCTTGTTCCTGTAGCCCGGCCTCGTGTTGCGCCTTCTCAAGCTTCGCGCGCTCCGCTTCGTATCGCTGGGATTCCCGCTGAAATTGCTCCTGTTGCCGCTGGACGCCTTCGTTGATGTCCTGCTTGGCCTCCATGAAGCGTCCGGCATCCTGCTGGATGGCCTGCAGCCGATCTTTCCGGTTTCGAGCCGTCAGAAGCCCGGATTGCATCATGACAGCCCGATTTGCCTCGGACTGCTGCTGTTCCCGCACCTGATTCCAATCCGGTTCCGCCGGGCGTTCCGGCATCTCAATGTCGGCAACGAAATCCCGCGGCTCTTCAGGAGCAGGGGAAACCGGCACGCCTTGCGCCGGGCGCACCCCGTGTGCTTGGCGCTTCATCCGGTGGGTTTGCGTCGGCGAGGCTTCTTGCCGGCAATCATCTCATCCGGGCGGGTGTCCTGGCCCATGGCAGACATCTTAATCGATTTTTCCGCAGGTCGACCGTTGATCAACGCGGGTTGCGGCGATCGGAAATTGGTCCCCGCCACCACGCCTTGGCCGGTGCCTCCCCCGTATTTCTCCGGGATCGCCATCTGCCGAACCCGCGTGCCGTCATTGCCGGTTCGATCGATCATGCCGGGACCAGGGCCAGCATAAGCAGGAGGAGCAGATGCAGCTTTCGCCGCATTCCCCTCAGCCACGATCGAGCGCCGCCTCGCCTCCCGAACCGCCTGATTGTCGGCGAACTGCTGCGCGCTTTGAGCCGCCCGCGTGCTCCGATCCCCAAACCGCCGGTCAAACGCAGCGTCGCGTTCCGCCTCGTATTCCTCCCGCGTTTTCGGCCCCTTCGGACGAGTGCTTTGCTTCAGCGCCTCGGCGTAGGCTGTCTCGAGGTCCGGCCCCTGATAATCCCCACCCCTATTGATGGCCCGCTGCGAACTCGCTTCCGCCGCCTGAGTCACGCTCGCCGCGCGCTCACGCGCCTTGGCAAAATCATCGTCAAACTCCGAGAAGTCCAACGCCGGCAAAGGAAGTGGAGATCGAGGCATGCAACATGCATGCCCGCTTTTCACGGGGTTGTCAACGCCGCAACGGCTACGTCACATGCTCAAAACGCCCATCCTCCATTTCAGAAGCGGGGCGCACCCATGTGGGATGCTTCCCGGATTCAACAGACATGTAGGCGTAAGCTGGTTTATTGGTCGCCTCAATCCGAAGCTTGTCCCCTAGGTCGCTCACAATCACATAAACGCCCCCGGTTTTCTTGTGGCGCACCAACCGGCCGCGCAAAAACATTGAGCCAGAAGCGGCAATCTCACATTGCTCACATCTCACATTCCCCACAGACGGCCTACCACAATAAGGGCATCGGTTTGTTCCAAGTCGATTCGTCGTATTCATCTTTCTCCTCGCTCGATCTGTCTCACCCGTCTCGCCACTCATCTCCATCGTTATCGTTATCTTCATCGTCGAATGCTCGTATTTGCCGATCATATACCTCCATCACTTTGAGTTGCAGCACTCCAACGATGGTCGCGGCGCTGACATCATACTCGCATGACCATTGTCGAAGCAGTTCCTCAAGCTGTTCGTGCATTTGTTGCACATTATCGCTTTCTGGCGGCGTTCGCTCACTCATTCTTATTCACCAAAAATATTTCCAAACAATGATTTACCTTTAATCTCCAAATCCCGCGACGCCCGACCATTCCTCACCCCTTGCTCGTGCGCGAGGTCCCATGTCTGTTCAAACAGTTTTCGCAGGCCAGCCCGCGACATTGTTACACTTCCCGTTCCCTCAAACTGAGGGTTTCGCTCCGTGTAAATCTTCCAGAGTTCTTCCTTTTTTATATTCAGCTTCCACGATCAATCGATGGTTTTCATTCTTTCAGGTTATCTCTGATATTTCTCACACGCATCGAAGCCGTCCTGCATCGAGGCAAAGAAGCCGTGCGCCCAATGGTCAATAAACCCGCAACAGGTGCATTTCGTATCGGCTTCATAGATGATATGTTCCTCTTCATCGATCTCTGTTAGTTCATTCAGGCTCCCACAGTTGTTGCACGTTTCTTTTCGATGGTAATCAATCACCTTTCGAAAGGGGCTGACAAATCGCTGGACATCAACGCCAGATCCTATTGAGTCTGTATTCATTCACACTTCAGTTTTTATTCAGCTAAAAGTCGCATCTCTTCCCATGCCCTCCTCCAGCCCTCGCAGATCCCGAGGCAGGTAATTCGGGCGGTTCTCATGCACAAACACCGTCGCATGCTCGATGTTCGCCAACCCAATCCCCAGGCTCATCACCTGGTCATCGTGCTTGCCTTGCGCGGCCTCGATCTTCCCGTTCGTATTTACTACCATCGTTCCCAGTTCTTTTCGCAACCACGGACAAGGCACGTCAATCCCGCTGCCAATCACATCCCATTCCCGGATCGCCTTCTCAATCGCCGAAATCACAATCGGTCGTGTCGCAACCGAGGTTCGCCATCCCAACTGATCGGTGAAACGCTCTTCCTTCCGATCGAACACTCTGCGCATCGCCACATTGCCGCCAGCATCCTTCAAGTAATTCACCACCGACAACCCGGGCCCGTCCATCTCCACATAGATGATGCATCGCCCATAGTATTCGCTCATCATCAATACCTGCTCAGCCAATACATCATGCTCCCATCGGCATGCAGGTTCGCCCCGTATCGTTTGAGCCAAACGACACACCACTCGAGGACGCACCCATTCCCCGCGTTCATCAAAGTATCCTGCCCGCAAAACCAAAGGACCGTGATGGTCGGGATCTTTCCCGCTGGTCTGGCTCGAACCGGTCATCACGTCCAGCGGAATCAGATACCGGCATCCATGCCTTGGCTTCTCCCACATCCACACGAACGCCTCTGTCTCAAGCCCAACCTTCACAAACCCCGCTCCATCAGTCGGGCGCGCCTTCGAAAAATTTCCATAGTCCGGTGTCGCGTTATCCCTCGCCAATATCTTCAGCCCAGCCCGATTGAATGCCTGCCGACCTGACCGCCGAAACGCCCGCTCCCATGTCGAAGGATAATCCTCCTCGAACACATCCGGATCCCGCTGGCATTCCTCCGCGATCGCCCATCGCCGCCATGCCAACTGTTCCCACACGTCAAAATCCTCAACCGCCTTGCCCAACCGCAACCCCTGCGGCCCTTCATTCCCAAAGTCATCGATCAAATCCTGTTCCCCAAAATACCACGGTTGCGCATCGATCGATTCCTGTATCTCCATCTTCTCGTTGGCCGACAACCGAAATGCCGAATCCGAAAACTCATACCACGCGCTGAAAAGCCGGACGGCCGGCAACCCCTTTGTTTTCCCAGCCAATACCAACCGCTGAAATTCATCAGCATCAATCGCCCCACACCATCTTTCGTAATAGTCACCGGCAGCTCCCCTGGCAGTCGACTCCAGAATAATAATGGATCCCGCAACCGGTGGACACGTCTTCAATGCCCCCGACAGAATGTCCGCAGCATTCGCAACCCCTTCTTCCGCCCACCTCGCAACCTCTGTCCCGATAATAATCTGATACGTCCCCGCACGCCCAGCTTCCCCATTCTTCGCCGTTGCCTGATCGACCATCGATCCATTCGGAAACCTCGCGAACTTCATCAGCACTTCCGCGCGCTCGCCCCCAGGCGGCATGCTGTCTTCCTTCGCGTAAACCTTCATCATCCGCATAAGCTTGTCCCCTTGCGAATGGTCGCCCCCGATAACAAGGCCCACCTTCTCGCCCTGCATGCACTTGTCATACGTCAGCCAGACCGAAAAGGTCGAAGATCCCTTCTGCCGAGGCTTCAGGTTCAAGATGAAACACGGAACCCCATGCTCCTCGCAGAATGCCACATGATCCCGCATTCGCCGTTGCATGATGTTCAGTCGCGGGCGTATCAAATTCCGCTTCTTATCGTAAATCTTAGCCCGCGTCTCAAAAGTGACGCCAGGGTCAGTAAGAATCTTCTTTATTCTGGATTGGGTCATGGTTTAAGGCGTTCCTCTCCGTCGGTCATCGCTCTTTAGGATTCATTTTCGGAATCTTTCCATTGCTCCCTCACCTCGGTGATGGTGAATCCGGCTCTGCGTAGAGCGGTGGCGTAGCCGGTGGCGCCGATGTGGTGTGCGGCGAGGGGGCCGCGGGCGCCGGCGTGATGGCGGGCGACATGGATGGCTCGCTTGGTATCTACTGCGTAGGCGTGGCAGAGGAAGGTGGGGTTGCCTTTGCGTGGGGTGCGGTAGATGGCATAGTATTTCATTTCGTCTCTCTCAATGCCGACAAGGTGACGAACCGGACCCCGGCCCGCGAACCCAGTTTCTTCAATCGCTTCCATACCGCAATGCGCGACATATCCGCTCTCTTCGCAATCTCAAGCGCCGGCATGCCGGCGACCGCGTCCTTCAGTATCTGCCGGTCTTTTTCATCCCGGCAGGCTTGTTTCATGGCCTGCAGCTTACTCATTTCTCGTGCATGCCCTTCATTAACTTCAGCATCTCTTCCTGATTGATCACCGATAATCGCGTCAGGCGGATGTGCTCCTCCAGCGCATTAGCGATGCGCTCCAGCGCCGGCAGCGCTAGCGTTTCATCCCATTCGTCCGGCAGCCTGAATCGCCGCCCTGTCTTTAGCGCTTCTTCAAGTGTCATAAATCCATCTCCTCAAGCTCATACCAATCCGGCTCCAATACCCGAACACATGGATATACCTGGGCTTCCTCCCCTTCTTCCAGCTCTTCCGGGCATGGCAGTTCATTCGGTTCCTTCATTTCCTTCGCTTCTAATGCCGCCCCCCAGCTCGAGGACGAGCGGGAAACCCTTTCAACCCTGACGGCCGGGGATCCACGTCGCCGACAAGGAAATCTATTCCTTGGGCCCGGTCGTGGTTTATCGCGTCCTGCATCAAGTCCATGCAGGCCGGCAAGATGATTTCCCGGGTGGATTGCCCTTCCATCACGGCGCCTAGCAGTAGGACGCACCCTGTCGCCGAATATTCGCTCATTGTGCCCTCCTTCCCGGACCAATTACGCTTGCCAACGTCCACCAAAGCCGGAACGAAGTCCGTAGCCAACTCTTCCGGATCTCGCCCAGCTCAGAAATCGCAGCGATCCCGGGGCCGGTAAGCTCGATCATCCTTCCGCCCTGGAACGCCGTCACCGGGAACCGGTGCCCAAACTCCCGGATTTGATGCGGGTGCAATTGGACGCGTTCCGCAGACCGGACCTTCGTCAGCCATGCCTGTTCCTGGCTCTCAGGAGCCGCTGACGCCTTTGGAGGGGCCGGAATAGGACCAAGGAGCGCGGAAAGCCCACGGCCCATCCGTGGAGCCCGAGGAAGTGGTGATCGCATGCGGTTCATCGGGCGAAATATTGAGCGTCCGGCATAGTGCGGACTGCGTTGCGCGACCCCGAAGGGGTGATCTCCTTCAGTTCGCCATGCAGGCGAGCAATCCGGACCATAACGCGATGGCCAAGCCAATCGCGCAGATACCGCTGACCGGGCTGAAGCCGGTCGTGGGGGGTGGGTGTCTCACTCATCGGCACAACCGTAGGTTGCCGACCCGGAAACGGCAACCCCAAAAGTTAACATCCAGCCACTTTTTGTTAACCGGTCTCAATTTGTCTCATGGCTCGCTGAGACAAAAACCGGTCAAATCCTCTCAAGATTGCGATTCTCTGAATTGCGAAACTTGCGTTTGAACACATTTTCCGGCATCTCATTTTCGCGAAACAACCTCGATCGGCTTCCGGATTCGCAAATTTGGAAAGGCGTTCAGAGTCACAACCTTACACAATGACTCTAATGCGGACTTTGTTAACTGCCCTCCAGGGCCGGTTTCTCTGCCGCATCGAGCATCCGCCGGAGTTGTTCCCGCGCCTCAGGCGAGGCCAACATGGTTTCCACAACCTTCTCCGGTGTCGCGTCCGCGTTCTGCGTGATATGCAATGACCGCTCGACAGGTTTCCCGATTTCGTAATGCGCGGCCATCTCCGCAGCCTTCAACCTGGCTTGCCAGTCCGGCACCTCGATGAAATCTTTCACCTGCGCGCTCCAGACTCGTTTTGTGGCCTGCAATGCTTTATCGATCACCCGCTTCGCCTCGATAAACTGCTCGGTAAACTGCCCCCTAGTGTCCAAGTCTTCATTGTTTGAATTCTGAACACGGGTAAGCGCCGATGAGTGAGAATCGCGCGCACGCGGCTCGGTTTGCATTTTCTTACCCCTCACCCGCCCTTTACCCTGCCCATTTTTGACTCCGGGAGGTCGTCCTAATCGCTTTTTCTCCGTAGGAGCAGGAGCAAATTCACCATCCATGACGCATCTCCCTACCGGTTTGCACTTTTGTCCTGCCAACCATGGCGGACGCGATGACGGTAAGCGCATCGGCAACCTCATCCAGGGTGACAGCGATCGCCTCGAGCCGACCCTCGACAGCATCCATGTGGCAAGCAAGCCTCTCCGGAATCTCCCCACAACCCCCTTCGTTAACCACCCCTGCACTCTCCATATCCTCCACCCCATTAAAACCCCCGGAACCCACCCCTTCGCTACAGCAACCCGTCTCACAGCCATGCTCAACATCACCCATGGAGGGTGCATCATCAAACCGGTCGGCGAGATCAGAGAGGAATTTCGAGTTGTCGGTGTCGGCGCCGAGCAAGCCCCTGTGGTAATGGGCCAGGGCGATCAAATTGGCTTTAATGCGTTGGTTCTCAGTCATCGGCTGTAAACCAACCACACGACGACAACCTGGTCGAGCGGAAACCTGCCAATTGGTCTCATGGCTGAATTTGTCTCATGGGCGGATGAGATCCCCGAAAGATTGTCTACCGAAGGTTGGTCTCACGGCGCGGTATATATGCGGAGCATATACCGCCGTGAGACCATGAGACAATCGGGTCTCATGGACCGTGAGACAAGCTGAGACAAAGCCGTGAGACTTTTTCAAAAAAATCTTTCTCCACCCCTTGACAGTCTACGCACCAGTGCGTATTGTTATTGCGTCATGGATAACAAATACAGCGAACAAGATTGCGATTACCAGGTCATCTACACGCCTATGGGCGACAAGGCCTACGACTTGATTGGGAGTAAAGGGGTGTGGCGCGTCTGGGACGAGGACGACGTGCGGCGTTCGCCGTACGCCAACACCTTTACCGCAACAGCGGTAATGGAAGCCATGGAAGAGGAAGCCATGGAAGACGAAGAATAACCCCACCGCCAACCCAACACCACCCACCAATATGGAAATGCAAAATCTCACCCCTCATCCTCTGGCCCTCCACGGGCCGGAGGGGATAACTCAGCTCCCGGTTTCCGGGCCAGCCCCTCGGTTGGTCCCGAGCCGGGAAAACCTTGGGAGCCTTGCCGGGCTCCCCGTGGTCCGCACGACCCTCGGCGCTCCCGAGGGGCTTCCAGCCCCCCAAGAGGGGGTCATCTTGGTCGTCTCGGCCCTCGTGGCCGAGCATCCGTCCCTCTCGCCGGTGGCGGACCATCAACACTGTTTCCTGGCGCGCCCGCGCTGCCAGGAACGGCGGGCGCTGCGGATTTCATCCTGACGCGCTGGCTCTGCTAGATCGCATCGAGGCCGCGCAGGAGAAGGCTGAGAAACTTCGAGCCTCCCGCGAGGAGAACGAGCGCCGAGCAGCCGCCGAGAAGAAGGCGGAGGAGGACAATAAATTCTCCGGTCTCGGCAACGCATTTGATCAAAACCAAAAATTGTCTGAGATATTATGACTGAACTCAAAGAAGCATACCTGGCCATGCATAAAGCGTCAGGAATCAAAGTCGGCGACCGCGTGCGGGTGCTGAGAGGATTCGGGAAAGGCGAAATGGGCTGTGCTATAAGTGATGCAAAGGAGCAACAAATCAAATCAATCGGGAACACTTATCTGGTTGAAAGCGATCGTTGCGAGTATGGTTTTGGATTGGACAATCATTATAGATACCCTTTCTTCGTCCTCGAAAAGCTCGCCCCGCAGCACAAAGCCGTGCGCTTCGGCGAATACGAAGCCAAGGTAACGGCGGATACCGTGACAATCCCTCGCGAGCAAGTCGAAGCCGTGATCTCAGCCATGAATGAGTTGTGTGGCAACACGGAGCCTGAAAAGCCGAAGCGCAAACCGCTGCCGGACCTGCCGCCGCTGCCGTCTGGCGCGGTTTATTTAGGGAGATGTGGCGAGTTTCAGACCTCTGGTTTTTTTGAAGGATGGGGTTGCCATTACGGTGAAGAGTGGAAATGGGATAAATGGAGCGGCGACTGTGAGTTGTTTTTCTACGCCGCACCCGCCGATTCCAAAATTGCAAAACTCAACGGGCTTGCCTGATATGCAAACACGAAACGGCAAAAAGAGGTGCCTGGATCATGAAAATCACCATCAATCACCCCTCCAGCTCCTACGGAATGCCGGTCATCCTCGACGATACCGGCCAGCCCATGGACTACGCCGATGGCGTCCGGGAGATCCGGGCGCGTTACAAGCTGAACACTCAGCAATTCGGGGTCATCTGCGGAGTCTCCGGGCGCACTGTGGAGGGCTGGGAGCAAGGGAGGCCGCCCAGCGCTCAAGCATTGCTCTCAATAGCGCAGCTTATTAACAAACCCAAACGCAAGTCATGAGCACCAAGAATCCCACGAATCAACCAACTCACTGAATCCACTCCTTCGATTCCTGTAAAAAGCGAACCTTCCGTTGATCTTTGATCGACGTCCAAAGCCGGTAAAACGTCGCCTTGGATGCGCCCAACTCTTCGTTTGCCTGTCTCTGGAGGTCTGCCGCCCTCCAGGGACACCCAACCCCCATCAATGTCAGGATGTCCTGCTCTGACACCTGTCGCTTGAACTGCCCCGAGTTCGCCCGAGGCCGTTTCCGTTCCGATAACGACTCCTCGAACGCCTCCTGATCAAAATCATCCTCGACGCAGTAGGTGCCATCCTGGCCGAGCGTCACCGCCATCGCCGGGAACTTCTTGCCGTCATTATTCTTCCCGCAGGCCACCAACAGCTCCGAATCATCGTCAGGATTCCTTGGAGCAATGTTGATTTGGCTTCGGCAGAATGCATAAAGCGCCTTCGAACCACGCCCGAACGAAGCCGCATCCCACCCGAGCGCCTTTTTCGCCCCTTCCTTGCCGGTGATCGAGTGATGCAGGATGATCGGGACTCGAGTCGGCGCCCCCTTGAGAACCACCTCGGCAATATGCGTGCAGAGCGCCCGCATGTCTTGGTCTGAATTTGGGTCGCCGGCGGTGAAAGTGTTTAAAGGGTCGAACACCACGAACTTCGGATTGAGATCCCCGATGAGCTTTTTGATCTCCGTTTTGTCCTCTGGATTGTCCAGAAACATGAACCGGTCTCGATCATCCTCAAGCGTGTGAATCATCAGGCACCGGTTCACCATTTCGATTTCCGAGGCTGTCAGTTTCAAGGCCTTGATCATCGCCATCAGATCCTTCTGCAACCGCCGATTCGAGTTTTCCGTCTGAATGAAAAGCCACCTTTTCCCGGCCGCCCGGGTCGTCATCTGCAGGAAATCCTTGCCGGTGATTGCGCATAACGCCAATTGCATCACCAATCGTGATTTTCCGACGCCACCCGGCCCAAGGAAGCTCACGGGAGCGCCATCTTGAATGACTCGATCACCCCAGATGCAATCATTGTCCGAAAACTCCATGGACAACAGTTCCTCGACCGTGCGCGTCGAAAGCCTCGAGGTAGACGACGGCCCGGCATGCGACAGCAATTTGTAGAGCGCATCTGCCGTCATGCCTTCCTTTGCCCAATCGTTCCAATCTTTCAGATGTCTCGGCGGATCGATTCGCCTGATGAGCACCCCGGTCCGAGCGGCCGCATCCCGCGCATCCTTCTCGAAGACCTCGGCCCCCGTTGGTTTGCCGTCTTTGCGAGGCGGATCGTTTTGTTGCGCCAAGTAAATCTGCGGATCCTCGGAGAGTTGTTTTAACCGCCGAAAAATGGGCGCGAACTCCTTCGCGTTATTGGCGCCGCGGGAACAATAGACCGAGCAATGATCGAGCCCTCCTTTATGCAGGCCAAGACCTTCGATGAAGGCAAATGCATCCCACTGAGATTCAAAAAATGCATGTAAGGTATGCTGGCTCTGGTTGTCGCCAGCGATCTCGATCGGGGTGTGCGGAGAATCATCCGTGTAACGCCAGCCTTTATCAGTCTTGAAATGCGCACCGCGAATAAACCCCTCTTCATCTCGAACAGAAATCGCAGGGGAATCCCGATAGACCCCAAGGTAATCGTTCGCGTGCAGCCATCGAGTGAATTCCAGAGAGTAACCACGCCACTCCGCGATGGCCGTTAGATGTTTTTCGGTGGCGGCTTGCTTACAATCCTCCCATTCGCTGAATGGATAAATTGGTTTTTTCTCTTCCGTTTCCTTCGGAGTCTTCTGGGGTCTGGTACCGTTCTTCGATTCGCTTTTTGCATCAGAGGGTTTGCTGATGCCGGCCCATTCGATGAACTGCCGGCATGCTTCAGAGTTGTCGGCGATGTCTTTGGCTTGAGCGAAAAAATCGACCTGGTCACCACCCTCGCCAGTGGCGTGATCCTTCCACCTCCATTCACCTTCCTTTTCATAAACGCCCCAGGATGGCGAGCGCTCTTCCCGAAATGGAGATTTACAGCACTTCTTGAAAAAATCGCCATAGCCCAGCTCTTGCATGGTGCGCTCCAGCGAAAATCGGCTTTTTGCGATGGAAAGGAGCGGGTTATTCATGTCACCCCCTCCACGACAGAATATCCCAACCGCCGATAAAGAGCCCGCCGCGCATCGGACTGGCGCTTCAACATCGGATGCGTGAGATCACGAAAATCAACAATGATTCCGCTCTGCTTGCCTTTGTAAGCCCGCAAAACTCGCCCGGTCCGTTGCTCCAATTTCGCAGGGGATCGACCGGCGTTAATCAAAACCAAGGCGTCCGCGCACGGGACATCCAGCCCCTCATCTGCCAATGAGGTTGCAAACAGACATTTCAGATCCCCGGCCCGAAACGCCTCGATCATCTCGCGTCGCCGTTTCTTCCCAAGCTTCGCGTAACAGAGTGCAGCTTCCACACCAGCGACCCCAAGCCGTTCACAAAGCATCTGGCCGTGCTCGATCGTATTGACCAGAGACAGGACATTACGACCCCGCAACAGCAACCCCTCGACAGCATTTACCGCCGCCAGATTGCGCGCTCCATTCTCCACGATCCCAAGCTGCACCGAGAACTGCCACCGACACCGAGAAAGCGTCTCCTTCGGATCCAGCATCATCCGCCATTTCCGCAGACGCTTCGCGCATTCTTCCTGGGCGGCGCCCTCGATGGTTTCGCCAAGCGCCGGGTCCTCGATTGTGATCCACTCGACCTCAGCCGGAGCCAGATGGCCATCGGCCACCAGTTCGTGACGCCCGATCGTGCAAACCTTGCCGGCAAACAACGCCCGAAGCCGGTCATCTCGCATTTTGTCGCCGGTCCACGGAGTTGCAGAGAAGCCCCAGCGAGCGCCAGGACATGCCGAGATCAGCTTTGACCACCCTGGCGCTGTTCCATGGTGGCATTCATCGACCACCAAGACGTCAAATGTGGCCGTTGGCAGGTTGCCGGCCGCGCAACCGATGATGACGTCGGCCTGCTCCCGGATGGGGAACCGCTCGATGGCCGCTTCTGCTTGCTGGTATTGATCGATTGAGTTCGCCATCCAGCCGATACGAGGTCTGCAATCCCGCGGGAGAGCGAGCACTTTTGTGAGTGCCGCCGCCGCGATAATGGTCTTCCCGCTGCCGGCCGGAGCCTGCACGATACCCCGCCGCGTCCGTGAAAGCCAGGTCACGGCATCCTGTTGGTAGTGACGCAGATTCAATTCTGTTCCTCCATCGAATGCTCTCTCACCTCGATGACCTCCCATTCGCTTTCACCGATGATGAATCCACACTCGCAGAAGTGCACATACGACCAGAAAGGATAGGTGTGTTCAACTTCTGCCTTTTGCGCCTTCTGACACTCAGGACACTTGATCCATTCTTCGTGGGATTCAGCCATTACAACCACCTCCTCACCATCTGAGCCACATACCCGGGCGCGATCTGTGCGAGCGCCGTGCAATACCCGGACTTGGCGCACGGACCGTGCTCCGGAAACGGCGTTCCTCGAGGATGATGCGAACACGGAGAGCACTTCCATCGCCCTTGAATAATAGTTCCGCGCTGCCCGACCATGTAAGACTCTCCATGGAAAGGCCCGAACAATCCCACCACTGGAATATCCAGAGCCGCGCCGACATGCACAAACACACTGTCGGCCCCAAGTATGACATCGCATTGCGACGCCATCGCGATCGATTGCCGGATTGTGAATTGCCGCTGAGTGCAATCGAAAACGCCTTCGGGTTGCGCCTCCTTGTTTTGGCGAGCATCGCCCACAATCACAATTTCATGCCCCCATTTATAAAGAAGCCCCATTACCTTCAGCATCCCTGATTCCACCAATCGACCGCCGACGCGAACCAAATATTCTTTATTTCCGGTTGATGGCGACATTTGCACGCACACACGCTTTTTCTTTGTCCGCGGAAATTGAGCCTGAGCCCATTCCGTTTCATCCTGTCGCAAATCATAAACTGATTTTTGCGGGAGAGGATCCAACCCGAACCGCCGAGCAATTCGGTCGCATGGATGCTCAGTCACGCATGGCTCGCCCTCGATGATGTTTTCCAGCCAATGAACCTGCAACCCTTTAGTGTCCAAAATGGACAGAGGATAATTCAACCTGCTATCAATAAACCCTTCCATGACCGGCAAGTAATGGGCGAACGCGCAGTGATGTATTTTAATGCCGGGGTGCTTTTCTCGTAATGCGCGATAGACCGCGTTCAGCCAAAGGAGATCGCCGAACCCGCCTACGCGAACAACGATTATTTCATCGGCAATTTTGCTTGGCTTGGGAAAGCAATCATGACGCAGCCTAACATTGCCGAAGCAACCTCCCGCCCAAAGCAGCTGTGCGGCGTTATGGTCTTCGAGATAATATTCACCTGCCTCCATCGTCAGGTGTTTCCACTGCATTTGGGATCTGATTTGGGCTATGTGCATTATTCTAACCGAAAGTTCATTGTTTCTTTTGGAAGGGCAAACAGCCCCGGCTTTACGCGAATTATCATCTTACGCTTCACCATGTTAGATAAGACATTGCCGACATGAAACCTGGCATTGGCGTAAACATCCTTTCCGATCAAGTCGACAGCTTGATTCAATGTAAGTTCATGGTTTTCTCGCAGGAACCTTATGACCGCGTTCTGTTTTGGGCTCATTCCGCCAAAATCTCTAAGTTGTCGACCCCCACAAGCCGCACCTTCAGCCCCATCAATTCCATCTCCCCTGCAGCTTCGTTCACCAGTTCTGGCCAAGTCTTTTTCAGTTCGTCGAGCTGCGCTTTCCCACGCTCCCCCATCAGCAGATGGGTCGGCCTGGCGGTTGCGTGCTCTTTGGTCCACATCGCAAGACCGGTCGCGATAACACGGATCAACGGCCAATGATGCGGCCACTCTTCATCATCTTGAATGATAATCATTGTCAGTAGCAGTTCAGTTCAAACGCATGTTTGATTGCCGAGATCGCCTCACAATCCTTTGCCGCCATCAGAAGCCCGCGATTGGTTCGCTCACCCGGTCTGTCGAGGTTATCCACCACGCAACGCCAACCCTCGGCCACAAGTTTTTCGTGCATGTATCGAGGCCCCTCGCATCCCGGATAACCCACCGCCGTTGAGCAGACGTCGTGCAGGATCACGCACCGCGGATTCTTGGCTAAGACCAGCTCGATTTCCTGCTTGCCGGTCTCCAACGAGTGATCGCCATCAAGGAAAATCACATCCCATTGATGCCGTTCATCAGCCAGACACTCGACCGAAGCCTTTTGATGCAAGCAGACCTCCCGATTGCCGATGACGTCGAAAAACTGCTTTTGAAGCCCGACGTCGCAAGCGTGATACCGGTCAATTACGCGGTGATCCAGAGCCGCGCAAAACGCCGCCGCAGATGCTCCGGTCCACACCCCCACCTCAAGAGCCTTGGAGAACAGCCCCGACATCAGCAAATCTCGGATGGCAGCGATATGGCGGATGTCCGCGCACATCGACGGCTCATGCCATTCCGGCAGGTCAGGCACCAAACTCTTAATGCCGGCCATCACGTATTCGGGCAAAAGTTGCTCGCGCTCATCCATCGAGATGAAAGTGAGATGGGCGAGAAAATCACCAGGCTGCCACGGCTCCGGGCCGGACGTCGACGGAAGGGCCGGCACGGCATTGAATGTCCGGCGAGGATGAATCGCAAACAATGAGCGAGCATCCTCATCCTCGACATAAAGCTCCTGCATGGCCTGCTGTTCCCAAAGGGGCGCGTTCTTCCATTGCGTTTTCTGCTGCGCTTTTCGAAACAGCCCCTCGACGGCCGCACGCTTGCCCTTTGTCGACAAATCCAAAATGAAATTGCCAAAACTGAAGTGCTGAATCTTTTCAGGCTCACAATCAGTCCAATCCCGGCTCACATGGATGGCGGCTTGTCGATGTTTGCAAAAGTCCAGCGACTGATCCGGACGTGTGATCACCACGTCAGCATCGAACCACGCGATACGGTCAGGCATCCCAAGCCGGTCATCATTGATTCGGTCGATTACGATCTGCAGTTTGTGCCACGATGGATGGCAGTCACCCGGGTATTCAGAGATGCGCTCGAAGTCATAGCCGTGACGTCTTGCGTAAGCGTGGATATTCGGCGCCGAAATGTCGCCGACTCGTTTCATGGCCGCATCGCAGCCGGTCAGGATCAGGGTTTTCATTTTTTCAAATCGCGAAGCGCCAAAGCGCGCATGTCTTCCAAGTGTTTCTGAGTGGCGGCCAACTGTCCTGCACTGCCAGTTCCTTCAGTGGGCCGAATTCCGCATTGCCAAAGCTCATCCATCAAAACCTGAGCTTCTTCCGGCTGCAGCCGCATAAGCGGATCATGCTCAGCCATCAATTCATCAGGCGATTTCTGAGTCAGAACCAACGGGGCCGCGATTGCGACCGACGTGCTTCCCTCGTTGTTCGTGGAGTAAGCCGCCAAATGAATGGCGATTTGGTCCATGAAGTATGGCTCTCGCCATGCTTTGATTTTGATTCGGGTTTTCATAAAGTGGCACACTTCAGATGGCACACGCCAGATGCGAGCGTCTGACTACGGATCAGAAGGTTTGGGGTTCGAGTCCCTACGGGTGCAAGCTTTTTACTCTGGATCGACGTTGATCCGCTCTGATTTGGGATTGAATTTGGCACAGTCTGATTGGCACAGTCTGAGCCATGAAGATCACAGGGCTTTGGAAGCGAGGGAACGTCTACTGGTACCGAGTGATGCGCCATGGGGAACGAAGAGTCTTCAATCTTCGCACATCCGATCTCAGTGAAGCGATTCAAAAGGCGGCCGCCATCAAGAGTTCCGCCCAGGTCGAACCCGCCGATCTGGTTTCCCGGGAACTCTTCAAGGCCCTGCAGGTCAAGGTCGATCGCAAGGTGATCCGGGAAAAGACGCGCCGGAACATGGCGAGCGTGATCGATCAGTTCGTGGCGTTCGCCGGCCCGGTCTCGCTGGCGACGATCACTCAGGATTGCGCCAATCGGTTCCTGGCACACCTGCGAGAGAAAAACATGTCCGAGCACTCGGTGCAGGCTTACGCCAGGCAGCTTCGCTCGCTCTGGACGCTGATCGTTCACACCCGGCCGGAACTTTCGAATCCCTTTGCCGGCCTCTCCTTTCCCCGATTGCCGCGGAGCCCGCGCCGAGATTTTTGCACGGTCGAACAGCGGGACCGATTGATCGATGCTGCCGATGGCGATCTTCGGCTGATCTTGATGCTTGGCTTTCTGGCCGGGCTTCGGCGCCGGGAGATTTCCGAGGCCCGCCCCGATTGGATCGATCTCGGGCAGAAGGTCATTCATGTTTCCCGCACAGCCACCTACGTTCCGAAGGACTCGGACGACCGAACGATTCCGTTGGCCGGCAGGTTGGTGGATCATTTTCGAGAGCATGGGGTTCGATCTCCGTTTCTGGTGGAGCCAGGGGTGAAGCACAGGAAGAGCGAGTATCGCTACAACTTTCGGATGCCGTTTGAAAAATTGGTTCGGGGGGAAGGGCTGGCCTGGGTCACACCACACACGATGCGCAGGACGTTCGCTTCATTGTTGGTCCAGCGGGGTGTGTCCATTTTCAAGGTGGCGCGATGGTTGGGGGACGATGTTCGAGTGGTGCAAGAATCGTATGGTCACCTCATGGCCTATGATGAGGAGATTGGATGACTTCTCTCCGGCCACCCATCCAGTTTCACACGATCAATCGCAAGATCGAGATCCCGCACGTCGTATTCCATGCCCTTGGGTTTTCCGCCCAAAGGTTTCACCCAACTGTTTGCAGTGAGCCGGAGAAGATTATCTTTTCCGCCCACGTAATCAGCCGCGTCTGCAGCCGACAAGACCCGCACTGGCTTGATATTGATTTGCGCAATCATCTGAGCCACCAAGCGCGATTAGGTTTCCGGGAAGGGCGGATCGACGTCCGAAGACCAGCGATAGCCATGTGAAGGAAAAAACCAATGGCGACCGCGGGGCCGATGCTCCAGGCTGGGATTTGGTCGATCATAGCTTCTTGATTTCCACCTCGATCCGCGGTGCGCCGTTTTTCTCGTGCCAAACCTTATTGACTACAGATCGGGCAATTTGACTATCATCACGCCAGAATCCGCACCGGCTCAGGGCGTCTTGTGAGCCCTTTGCAATATTATCCCAATCCGGCCGAGTCGTTGCCCATACCGTGCCGTCCGGATCGGATTTGCGCATCCTTGACTTCGGGCGGGGTAGAGCAAATGTGAGGGTCATCTCTAAAGCGCATTCCCATGGTGAGGGCGGGCGGAACTCGACAGCCAGCAAGGAAATAATGGACTGATACGACTCCTTCTTGGCGTCGTTGAAAAAGACAGGCTTGCCTCCGCGGATCATGACTCGTTTTCCAAACTGAGTCGACTTCGGGGCGATCGGGAGGATGAAGGCGATTCGGTCATCGGATTTCCATCCCTGGATCCCGTTTTCTGCGGTGTATTTCATGATGTTAAAAGGGCATGAGCAATACCTTCGGCCTGCCGTGGCCTCGACCCGTGGCGCGCGCCCGTTGCTGGCGCTTTAGTCCGTTTTGCTGCACGGCGCTCATGATGTGATTTTCAAAAAGTTGAGGCGGGCCGGAGTCGAACCGGCTATCGTCAGTTTATCGATCGTGCGGCGATACTGGCGCGGGGACCTCTCGGCACTCCCCAGCTCTTAGGTGATCTCTCAAACAAGTGCATAGGCCTTCTCGCAAGCTGCGTGTCACCGTCCACGCCGCCGCCTCAAATTCAGATCAAAAAGGAATATTATCCTCCTCTTCGCCACCATCCAGATTGGGATCCGCCGGACGCTCCCGGCGTTGTGGAGCGGTCTCACGTTTGCGCCCTCCGCTATCCCGAACCGCCTTGGCCAGTGCCTTACTCTTCCGCCCCATCGACCGAAGCAGCGTGTTCAGCTTCGCCTCTTCAAGCGCTTTTCCGCCACCGCCAGAAATCGGATTCAGCCATTTCACCCGATACCGGGTCTTGCCCTCCCACTCCTCCGACTCGACCACGATCCGGCAAAGCAGGTCCACGAACGGCACGTAACCCTGTGACATCTCTTCCAGATCGCCATCCCAATCAAAAGCCTCAGCCAAGGTTTCCACCGTCCGATCAAAGGCGGCCTCGGTGAGCCAACCTTGCCAGACAATTTCCCTCCCAGCCTGCGGACCTTCCTCGACGATCAGCGGCACCCGAATGAATGGCGTCCCCTTTTCCCCCGATTCGCCGAACCAGGTATTGCCCGGCGCTTTCACCCGGGCCACAAACGTTCCTGCAGCATCGACGTATTCCATTAGAGATTGCCCTCCAGAATCATGATCTTGGTGCTTTCGGCGACCTTGGCGATCGCGTCACGGGCAGCGGCCTCGATAATTTCGTGTGGTCGCACGAGTTCATACCGGAAGCTCAGCTTGCCGCTGTGCAGCCGGAATTGAAGACGTGCCTCCACCTTGTAGGCAGGACCACCCAGGAATGGAGCGATGCCGATGGTAAATTTCTCGGGAATCGTCAGCTCACCTTTCTTGCCGGCTTTCGCCTCGATGTTTTCAGCGTAACGAAATGACCGCTGGCCGTTGTCGAGCCGCACCGCACTGCCGAATTCGGCTGTTGTCGTCGCCTCCATAGTCATCGCCAGTTCCAGCATATCGGCCGCGGTTGGAGTCTGAAATTCCGGAGCGTGCTCCTCGATGAACAAAGCAAACTCTTCCTGAGTCTGATTATGCCCATTGGAGGCAACCCATTTCGTCCATTCTGGCGTCTGCGGGAAATTGTAGCGAGCGCCAAACTGACAGCGACCGATCGCGCCGATTCCGTTTTGCGTCCCGTGCCAATCCAGCAGCCCGAGGAGGCTTGCGGCATGCAGTCCGATCGATGCAAAAATGATCTTTCGGTTGTGCTGCAAAGGAGGCTTCATTGAGTTCATGTAATCGATGAAGGATGCAATGGTGTTGCAGGTCACGACCTGCTTCATTGTCGCCGGGTAATCGTCGAATTCGGCGAGCGATTGCAGCCGGTAACCTTCGGGAATTTTGACGAAGGCCGTTCGTCCATCCGAATGAATGGGCTCTCCGGCGGCCTCAAGGATGTCGCGCAGAGCGATAGTTTCAGAGATTTCTTGCATGGTATTCACGTAGCGTGGTGGTGGCTTTATTGTTGCGCGGCTTCCCGCAGGGGTTGAGTGGGTTTCTCGACCTCACGGAGATCGAGCATTTTCTGATTGGGATCATCACGCTGCAGAAGATTTTCTTCCGTGGTGAAAAGCATGGTGCCCGGTTTGATGCCTTCCGGCACCTTGGCTTTGATCAAGTCGGATACAACCACTTGGTCGCTGTTGCCGTCGATCGGTTTGACCGTCAGCTTGATGGTGAGTTCGCCGGCTTTATTATGCTCGCGCACGGCAGCGACCAGCTTAGCAAGCTCTTCGCTCGCATCGATCAGAGCGTTACCTTTCCGCAGTTCGCGGAATGTGATTTCAAAGGAGTTCATTTTACCAAATCCCGTCGGGATGTTCTTGTTTCAATGCGTTGATATTTTCGCGGATATAAGCCGCCACGGGGCAACTCTTGTCCGACTGCTTACCATTACTCCACAACCAGTGCAGATAGCTTGCAGGCACATCCTGCATGGGCTCTCCCTTGTGCTTCCCAAACGGCATGGGACATAGGTCGCTCAATGGCTCAGGCATTACTTTGTATGGGTGCCTTCCACCCCGCGAGCCATGCGCTTCAGCGTGCGAAACTGAAGCCAGTGTTGAGCTTCTTTCACAGCCTTTAATGCCCGCCCGTTTTCCTCGCAGGCAAAAGGGCCGGCTTGAAAACATTCGAGACGATCCTGGACAATGGCGAGCAGGACCTCCTGAGTGAGTCCATTCACCCCCGCTTCAGGGATTGGGCCATTCTGGAAATGAATGGTAATGGCCGTGTCGTCAGGGTTGTCGATGGGGTCGCGTGATGGGTTGTCGGGCAAAAAATACCCGGTGACCCGATAGCAGTGTGATGCGCCGCCAGCACCAGGATTATCGCGGACTTCGATGTTCAGCCGGTCGTTCGGCGGGTTGACTTTATGAGTGTGGATTTCTCGAGCAATCATTTCTGCAGTTTCTCCAGTTTGTTTATTCCGGCACGCACACGGTGCGCCGGGAGTTTTTCGATGTCGACAGCTTCCCACTTCGCGCGGGCTTCGTCGGTGAGCTTCGCGGTTTTCAATAGAGCCGCGAACCGTTTGCGGATTTCAGCCGGTCGGTTGCGATCGACTTCATCCGCAAAAATCTTGTATCCGTCTTCTTCCGGCATCTCTAATTCAGGTGGCAGAGACAGGCGATTTTTTGCATCCCATCCTGGACTCCATTCGGTTTTAATGACCCGCCCGCCATCAACTGCCTTCTTCTTCCCACTGTCTTTATCTTTGACTTTCAGAACATCGTAGACGGCGAAAAGACAGGCATCGGGCCACTCACGCAGCATCCCAGTGAAGTGTTTTTGGCCCTTCATTTGATACCGATCCCATGTTTCCCCAGACGGATCGTTGAAGGGTTTGATCTCGACATGAGATGTGATGATGATGCCCATCGAATGCTTTTCGCGCAGCCGATCGAGTTGCACTAAAAGCGTTTTGAGTTCGATCGGGGCAATCGTTTGAAACCCCTTACCATACCCATACTCCTCGATGTTAGTTTTGCCGTCACGCGCGCAAACAAAGTCATGGATCAATCGCTCCAACCAATCAGCAGTATCAATGACGAGCGTGTCATAAATGGACTTTTCTTCAGCAATCAATTCCTCGAGCAGAGCAAGCACGTCTCGGAACGTGTCCGGCTCCAGATGCGGAATTCCATCCAGCCCGGTCAGGCCGTTTTCCGCGCAGATGAATAGCGGATTGGGCGCATTCGCGGCCCACGTGGTTTTTCCGATCCCTTCCGGGCCGGCAAGAACAATTCGCGGGGGAAGGACCGCGACAGTAGGTTTAATTCGTTGCAAAACAGACATGATGTAATATGTTTTGCGCGTCATCTCTCTCATCATGGCCCGGTAGCTGACGCGCAGTTGGCTTCCGGGCCAATTTTTAGAATAATCCGAGGGCTGGATCTGGATCGGGAGATGGACGGGGATTGGAGCCGCCTAAATGGCTGGCTTTCTCAGCCACGGCTGTTTCTCTCCACAGACTTCGAAGATACGTCTCGACGCACTCGTGGAACAAAGATCCGACGCGCAGCGGCTCGCCCTTATCTTCCGTGCTCTCGACGCAATCCTCGTATCGGAGCGCATGGAGCCGAGCACATTTCCGCAGAGCGCCAAGCCGCGAGTTGGTGAGCAACTGCATCCCGGCCACTTCCTGCGCGCCGTCGATCTCGGAATGACGTTTTTCCTTCGCCCGATACCGGACGCCATCGACCGACGCCCGTCCGGTACACAGTTCGAAAAACTCACACGAGCCGAAGGCATGGCATGCCGATGGATTCCGAGGCCAGAGAGCCTGTCGCCGCCAATAAAGAATCTGTTGGCTTTGCGCCCAGGCGTCCTGCATGTATTCGAGCAGATCGGTGTCGAGCCGGGGCACTTCCTTGATGGCGAAATAACCACTCAAGTTTTCCATCAGTTTTTCGTGTAGCCGCTCTCCATGCTCTTCCGGTGTCTCCATACGAGTTTGCAGGACGTAGCCTCGTTCCGCATCGGCCGATTGCCGCCAATCCTTCTTTCCGGTCGTGTTGCGAACGCGATTCCCGCTCTGGTCGAGCACGATTTTCTTGCCTCGCTCATCAAGCAGGGGAATCTGCGCGACCCGGATTGCTGGCTTTTTCGCGACGTCGTAAACGACCGTGTCGACCTGCATCCCCATATTCATGAGCGCGAGAATGTATTTTGAAATCTGCGTGTCCATCTGAAGCCGTTGCCAGTAGATGGAGCCCGGCTCGATGTCTTCCGAGCTGGTTTTGTGCTCCATCACCTTGATCCGCCCGGTTGCCTTCTCCCGCAAAACCGCATCGATCTTGCCGGCTTCCACGAAAGACTTGCTGGCCGCTTTGGTTTCCGGATTGAGCAGCGGAAAGGAAAACTCTCGCTCGACATCGATCACATCATGTTGAGCGAGCACCGGCTCGATCTTGACGCACCACGCACGGAAAAGGGCTTCCGCCTTTGCGGCATCGTAGTCTTCGCCCGAAGGGGCGGACCGACGCGACCGCATCACCTGGATGGATTGCTCGGGGGTCATTTCAGCTCCCTTTCGTAAAGATGGGCAGTGCCCCTCTTGAGGCTGATCTCCTTGACCAACAGGCGCTGAATCATCTCGCTCAGAGACATCCCGCGCTCCTTTGCGACGCGCATTGCCTCCAATTTCACTTTGGTTGAGAGATAGATGGTCGCCGGGCCACCGTCTCGTAAAGTCTTCTCGCTCATGCTTGGACGTATATTTATGCGCATATTTGGGCGTATCAATAAGAAAGTTGATGATGCGCCCCGTTATACGTATAGATAAAAGAGAAATGGGGCGGGAAAAAACAAACATTACTCTTCATCCGGTAGTGAAATCGGGAGCTATTGAGCTTGCGAAATCGCAGGGCCGCAGTCTGTCGGAGTTGATCGAGCGCTTGCTTGAGGACGAAATCCGAGAATCTGAACCAAGGGTTGCGGAACCCGCACCGAGTTACGATGCGGCAAAGCCAAATCGGAAGAAAGATAAGTAGTGGTTTCATCGCCAAAAATCATGCAATGCGTTCGCCTGATCGTAAACCGTGCGCAGAGGTGCCCAAAGGTGCAGGCTGCGCAGCCCCCCTTGTGAATAAGAATTATGCCCAGAGTATATGCCACCATGTCGGAGCCTCTGTTTGAGGCTTTCCGCCTCCTTCGTCGGGATCTCCACTACCGGACTGATTCCGAAATGATCTGCGGGTTCACCCGCTACCAGGGAATAAGCCAGCAGCCCCACAAGCTGACTGAAGATTGGGCCAATATGACCGGGTATGAGCGTGATCAGCTCGATGCCGGCATCCTGGAATTGGTTCAGACCAAGGCCGCAACCAAAGGTTCGTGGTTAAAAGCACTGATCTACGAGTGTATTATGGAAGTGAATGGGGAAGGAGCAAAATCACCACGAGTCAACGAGGTGATGGACATGCTTCCCAAAAAAATCTCGGAGAAACTAAAATGAAATATCTGGCGATTACATGTTTTGCCATTCTGCATGTTTATTCCACTATGCTGGCATGGCTTGCCAATAGCGAATCGGGATTACTTACTCAGATTCTTGTTACCTTTTTCACCTTCACCCTGCCGTTTATCGCTGAAGTCTTCTGGTTTGTTTATGCGATGGCGTCAGGCATTTGGCTTTACGTGGGGTTCGCTTGTGTGACCGGTCTTTTTGTCATGTTTTCCGGTCTCTCTATTGGAGAGAAAGCCGCCAAACCATGACCCCCTCACCCCTCAGCCTCAGGCTAAAAGAAGAGCGCATGAAGCGCGGTCTCACGTTCGAGGCCGTGGCCGATCGAGCGAGGGAATCCGGATTTCCGCAAATCGTGAAAGCCGTGCCGTGGAATGTCGAGCATGGCAAACGATTTCCCGAGCCTGCATCCCTGCGCGCATTGCTGGCCGGTATCGGCATCCCGCCGAACTCTCGCGATTATCGCGAAATCCTGGATCTCTACGTGCGCGAGATCGTTCGTGACGCTCTGCCGGTGAAACCCTTGCCGGACGACCTCGAGGATTACGTTCACAGCCCATCGCAACAGCAGTTGATCCAGAAGATCGTGGAACTCGAGCCGGACCAACAACAGGAGATCCTGTTGGCAATCCAACGCCCGGAGGTGCTGGACGCCTTAGCGACCCTCAACAGGCTTTACGAAGCCTGAACTACAAATCGGCGAACTGCCAATGCATCCAGTCGTAGTCGCGTGCGCGCCCCAGGCTGGTGGCTCCGTAGCTTTCGATGATGCGCCACATCGGCAGATACTCGGGCCGTGCGAAACGGGCCGTGCGGTGAGTCTCATGCAGTCGGTTGCGGTCGCCATCGAGATCGACCGCGATGCCCCAGGCATGCATTGACCATGAGGAGCCGCCGCGCATTTTGCGGACGTTGAGGCAGCCGGAAAACTCGTTGATCCCAAGTTCAACGATTCGATCCTCCCCGTATTCGCTCAGGATCTCACCAAAGATTTTTTCGAGCGTTGCCGCAACCTTTTCGTGGCAGGTAAACCATGACAGCCGCTTGGATTTATCCCAGTCGAGGACCAATTCGAACGGCATGTTGCAGCGCCCTTGGTTGCTACCTACGGCGCCATATACCTTGACCAACTCATCGTATTTCTGTGCGGGCCAGTCTGGAACCGTAAACCCCGGCAACGGTTGCTCGATCGTGTCGGCAGGCCGCACTGATGGATCATCGAGAGGCAAAGCTTTTACCCACGCAGTCAGAGCAGCAGAAGTTAGAGGGCCGATGTCCCCGTCGATTTTGCCATGGTAAAGGCCAGCATCACGCAGGCGACGCTGCAGTTCATATCGGTCGTCAGGTAGAGATTCAGTCATTGTTTGTAGGTGTGTTTGTAGGTGTGTTTGTAGGTGTGTTTGCAGATCATGTCGAAAGTAAGATAGTAATCTCCGTTTTGAAACCATCCGCCATGCCCGAGATCGTTTCGCGTCACATAGTGAATGTGGGAAGCAAACCGGTCGGGAACTCCGATAAAGCCCGCGCGGCCCAAGATGCCGTAACCAAGATGCCCCATGCCAACCCACCGAGAAGCACGAGCCACCCGATGCAGCACCATATCGCTCGCGCTGCGGTAGACGTAAATGCGTTCGACGCGGCCCGCCTCAATATGCGCCTGCCATTGTGCCCGATCCCAGCGCTCTTCACTTGCTGCGGCAATGAGGTGGACTTCCGTGACGCCCTCTCCCATCGCGAGCGCTTGCTCGATGATTGCGCAACCGTTTGAATGCCCGACCAGGATGATGTCTTCGCGTCCATAGTAGCTGGCGGTTTTGATCTCGTTGGCAACACGCTTGGCGTGCCTCGTTCGGCGGAAAAGAGCGGCAACCGGCGAATCGAGGTAGCGGTATTCCACGCCCCCCATATGATGTTTGAGCTGCACGTCGCGCGCCATCTTGACCGGCCACGAGCGCCAGTCATCAGTGCTGGAGAGAATGCCAGGAACGAAAATGTAATATGGCGTGGTCATTTTATGGATTGCGCTCGGATTCGATTTTGAGAATTTCCCAAAACTCCGGCCAATGTCCGTTAGATTGATAATATTCCAACCCGATCTTGTAGTGATGAGCGGTGAAGCGATCGCGCTTGGAGATGACAACCAGCTCCAGCGTGGCGATTGTTGCCTCTAACTTGGTTACTCGGCTAAGCAAGTTCGTCACCCACACACCTGCAGCAAATGCCACAAGCGCAATGCTTGCAATGATTCCCACACCCCACCGGAAAAGAAGGGCTTGGATATCGCGGATGACGTTTTGTGCCTCTGTATCACTCATGCGGTCTTGCTGCGGCTACCGGGTTGGCACGTGCCGCGTTTGGGTTTGGGCTTTGGTGCTGGTTTGTTCATTCGGGTGTGGACGTTGGCGTTGCAGTTGGTTCGGGCGTGGGAGTCGGGGTCGGGATCGGAGTTGGCGTCGGAGTTGGCTCAACAAGCTGCCCGTCTTCGTAGGTCCAGCCCGGAGGAATCAGGGTGACTGAGCCGTTCTCGTGCTTGACGTAAGACCACCGAATCGCAGCAATCTCAGCCAATCGAGCAAGTCCATCCGCATCACCGAACCTCGTAAACTCAGCCGCGAGGTAGGCTGCTTTGCGCTCCGAGAGTTCCAGCAAGGCCACGCCCTGGTCACCATACAAATTGATCGTCCCTTGCGGGTCGGCGCTCAGGTAGAGGATTTCCGCAGCCGTCGCTAGCGAGCGCAGCTCTCGGTCGCGGGTTTCGCGGAGGTGATCGTCGAGGCGTTCCTTGACTCGCTGGGTTTCCGACAGCGCGGGCGGAGCAAATAGGTTGGTTTGTTGTGCGTCAGCGATGACGGCAATTACTGCAATGGTGATGAGTAGGGATGCTAGGGTTTTCATGGTTTGAGGTATTCGATGGTTATGAGGCCAGAAAATGCGCTGTAATCTGCCGCTGTTGTAATCTCGATGTTTGTCTCTTTGACCTGCACCTGCACAATGTTAGACGCTGTTGTATCAGCATAAGGCAGCGGGATTGCGACTGGGGTGCTTGATGTTCGCGATGCTGACCCATACACCATCCTCACGTCAGTCACATCCAGATCGACGCCATCGGTCACAATGCCATGGGCATCAGTGGTGGTTGTTGCGTTTGGCAACGCCCCCACGTTGATCGTTTTGCGGTAGCGCGGCACCCCCCCGTCCTCCCCAATCAACGTCTCGGTCGTGCTCCATTCACTCGCAGCAATCGGGGCAAAACGATCATCGAGCGTCCCGACGTTGGCGATGTCGTTGGAGCTGGTGCCTGTGGCGTTGGCTGCTGTGACCGTGCCAGCTTTAATCGTGAGAGAGTCGCCGGATGCGTCGCCGAGGGTGGTGTTGGCGTTGACGTCGAGATCAGTCAGCAGATCAAACTTATTTACCGCGGTTCCGGTGCGATAGACTTGAAAAACAGATGCGCCTGATGAGTTGGCATCGTTGCGAGTCGTGAGCCGCAGTTGATCGAGTCCGCCGAATTCCGTAACGATAAAACGCCACGTCTTTTCATTAGAGCCTGCTCCTGTATCCGACAGGTAAAGATTTGCACCAACTGAGTCTTCAACATAAAAATCAGCATTTGAAACTGTTGCATCAGCATTGAAGGTCGATGTAGCGTCTACGGTCAAGGAATCCCCAGAGGCGTCGCCGAGGGTGACGTCGCCATTTGCCGTCAAGTCACCATCAATATCTGTATCAACATCTAGGTCGATGCCAGATGTATCAAACTCCGCAATTTGCGTTGCGCCTATTCCTGCTGCCGTTGCATTCGTGGCGACAATCACCTTTTGCGCTGATCTGCCAGAGCCACCAACGCGACCTCCCAAATATAACAGGCCGCTATTGTCGATAGTCTGCGAGTCCCACGAAAGAGCCTCGGTGTGCGCATGAGCAGACGCATAACGCGGGAATAACACTGCGGCGAGCTTGCGATTGTTGGTGGATAGCGTGGTCACTCCAACATCTGCCCCTAGCACAATGGCCCCGGACGTAAGGCCACTTTGGAATCTATTTACGGAGGTATAAGCGTTATCGGCATCCAACAGCGGCACATTACTGCTCAACATCGAATCCGGCACCTCGGCCAGTTCCTCCACCGCCCCCGTGCTGGCAGTAGTTCGCCCGAGCAGGCGATCCGTGGACATCGTGAGACCGGAAGCTGTGATGTCGCCGTTGCTCGCTGCGTCAGTGATGCCGTAGCCGCTCAGCGTCGTCGGTGTGCTGCCGATCTGGCTCCAGGTCAGGCCGGTCACCTGGTCCCCGTCCGCTGCACCTAAATCCCACGACCCTGATAAAACCCGCGCATCCACATCAATCGCCAGAGTGTCAGTCGAGTCATAGAGCAGTCGGTCGACAAAATCGAACGCGAAGTTTCCATCCGTGCCACCCAGCATTCCGCCTCCAAGATCCAGGTAGGCGCTGCCACTATTGCTGAGCCACACAGCCGCGCCATCCATGGTCTGGTTTGCGCTCCAGGTATTTGCACCATTCAGCAGCGGGACAGCGGTCCCGCTTGTGCCGGTGTTCGCCGTCGCCGCAGTGCCCAGCCCCAGCGAGACCCGCGCAGTGCTGCCCGATTCACCCACCAGCCCGCTTCCATTCCCCACGATGAAGACCCCGTCATCCGGCGTGATCCCCGTCACATCCTGGAGCCGGTCCGAATATCCCTGCGTCCAGGTTCCCGGCTCCAATTGCAATGTCTGCTGGACCGTTGCTAGATCCACATCATCCAAGATTGTTCGAGCAAAAGACGTTAGCGTTGTCGTCCCTAATGCGTCTGTGCCAGTCCAATAAAATAGCACGTCGGCCCCGGTCGATCCGCCTGCGAGTGCCGTCAATGTTGCATCAAGCGGCTGCCCCTCGGAATCAGTCAAGATTGTCTCGTCTAAATACACCGCATCGATCGCCGTCCCCTGCCACACCCCCGTCCCGATCGTGCCGAGAGTCGTGATGTTGGCAGACCCGGCCCACGTCGAAAGCGCGGTGTTTTCGACGTTGGCAAAGCCAAGGGTCGCCATCACCGCATCACCATCAGCATCGTCAAGGATTGTGCGAGCAAACGCCGATAGCGAGAATGTTGCGTAGGTGTCCGAGCCGGTCGTGTAAATCCCTTGATTGGCCGATGTGGATAACCCCGCAATCGATGCAAGCCCCGCGTCGTAAGCCTGGACATGGGTTCCCGGCACAAGAGACAACTC